AACAAGCAACAATTCAGGAGTTTTCGGTTTAGGCGTTTTCATGAATTCCCCCGTTAGAAAGGTCGGCTTGACACCGATTAGGGTTCCTTTATAGCATGCTTTTCGTTAGAGGGGGCCTAACGCCCCTCCCTATGAAAATTAGTATCTGAACCTGAAGGGGATAAATATGCAGATGTCCGATACCATTGCCGCTCTGGCAGAAGCGCTTTCTAAGGCACAGGGGGCTATCGATGACGCCACCAAAGCCGGCATCAACCCGCACTTTAAATCCAAGTATGCCGATCTGGCCTCTGTGCGCGCCGTGATTCGCGGTCCACTGTCGGCCAATGGCCTATCTGTTGTTCAGCTTCCCCGCGCCCAAAACGGCGTGGTCGAAGTGGATACCATGCTCCTGCACAAGACGGGGGAGTACATCAGCGAAACGTTGCGCATGCCTGTGGCGAAGCCGGATGCCCACGGCATTGGTTCTGCCATTACCTACGCACGGCGCTACGGCTTAATGTCGATCCTATGCATCGCAGCTGATGATGATGATGGCAATGCAGCTGTGCAGGCTCCTGCGGCCTTTACCCGCACCATGAAATCAGAAAAGGATTTTGCGTAATGGAACAAGGCTCTCCTGAATGGTTTGCCGCGCGTGCTGGCAAGGTTACTGCTTCGCGTGTGTCAGATATCGTTGCCCGCACTAAAAGTGGCTATGCCGCTTCGCGTGCAAATTACATGGCAGAGCTATTGTGCGAACGTTTGACGGGACAGCCTGCGCCGTCCTTTCAAACGCCAGCGATGGCATGGGGGACGGCAAATGAACCAGTGGCGCGCCAGCGTTTTGTAGAGACGTTTGGCATGCCAGTGGAAGAGGTGGGGTTCGTCCCCCATGCTACCATCGCTAATGCTGGCGCGTCCCCTGATGGATTGATCCAGCACGATGGCCTAATCGAAATCAAATGTCCGCAAACGACAACGCATTTGGAAATCATGGCGGGCGGGAAGATCCCTGCCCGTTACATGTTCCAAATGTATTGGCAGATGGCCTGCACAGGCCGTGACTGGTGCATGTTCGTTTGTTTCGATCCGCGCCTGCCAGAACCAATGCAGCTGTACAATGAAGAGGTTCCGCGCGATGACAAAATCATCGCAGAACTAGAAGAAGAGGTGATCAAGTTCATTGAAGAGCTTAATCACAAAGTCATGGTAATCAAATCCAAGTATGGGGTGACTGACAATGTCTGACATTAAATATCCGAATTCCGGTTCACTGTTTGTGAACGACCGCAAAACAAAAGATACCCACCCTGACTATACGGGTTCCGGCAACTTTGAAGGCAAAGACGTTTGGATCAGCGGCTGGAAAAAGCAAACTAAAGCAGGGAAGACGTTCCTCTCCCTGTCATGGAAGGAAAAGGAAGCTGTCACTGGTGAAAAGCCTGCGGCTGCGGCTCCTGCTCTTGCTGATGACGAAGTGCCGTTTTGATTAACGAAAACATTCCCCTTTCAGAGCAGTATCGCACCACGGCTGAAGCTTGGGTCGATGCAGATAGCGCTGCCAGCCTTCTGGAAGAAACGAAGTCAGCTGTGCTTAACCGCATGATGCTGGACACGAAAGAGAAGGCGGTCAACCGCGCTGAAATGATCGTGAAAGCGTCTGATGATTGGCGCGATCACGTTACCAAGATTGTGGAGGCCCGTAAGCGGGCTTCCATCCTTCGCGTGCAAATGGAATACATCCGCATGAAGTTCAATGAATGGCAGTCACACGAAGCAACCCGTAGAGCGGAAATGAAATTATGAAAACGGATGAAATTGAAAAAGCTACACATGAAGAATATCAACAGGCCATGATCGAAATGGTCACAAAGATCCTGATGTGCGTTGATGGCCACGATGCTTTATTTGGCATGCAGGCTCTTATGGGCGCGCTGGCCAACATCGTGATCGATTCCGCGCCAGACAAAGAAGCAGCAACACGGGCTGTCATGGGGCTGTCCATCACTACAGTGCGCGCCATTGAACATGCTTTTGAATTACTGGCCGACGAAGAGCGCCTTGAAGGAGAAGAAGCTGCAACCCACGAAGTGCCGTTTAGAATGCAATGAAGCGCGTCCGTATCACCCCCAAAATGCGTATTGAAATTTTCACGCGCCATGAAGGTTACTGCCACATATGCAACTTCAAGGTACGTCCGGGGGAGGAGTGGGATGTCAGCCATGAAATCCCTCTTGAGGCTGGTGGTGCTGACGATGAGTCTAATTGGCTTGTTGCACATCGTCATTGCCATCGCATCCATACGGCCACTGTTGATGCCCCCCGTATCGCAAAAACAAAACGAATGCGGGCCAAGCATCTGGGTATTAAAACAGTTCGGTCTCCCTTGCCGGGAGGACGAAAGAGTAAATGGAAAAAGAAAATGGACGGCACCGTAGTTCGCAGGGATGAAGATGGGTAATACATACGAAGAATTTGCTGCAAGGCTAAAGGCATCGATACCCGGCGTTATGGCTATTACGGAGTGGCTATATCGCAACGGCTGGGCTGTCTCTTTGCCTGCGCTTGTGCTTCGTCCAAAAAATGCGCCATATCAGGATTATCAAGATCGTGGTGATCTATTTGCAACTAAAGATAATAAGGCTTGCCGCTTTGAAGTGAAATATTCACAGCGCGCAAACTTCACGGACTATCTGAACTATCCGTTTCCTGATTTTTTCATTGCTGATGCCGATGCAGTAGACCGCGCCAAGGGTGAAGTCGCTGCATACTTCTGGGTCAGTAACGATCTTACGCATGCAGCTTTTGTGCGTCAGGAGACAAACCAGCACTGGCAGAGAGTGGTGCGGTTTATGAAGAACACAAATAAGGAGCAGGCGATCTATGTTTGCCCCTTAGAACATGTCGAATTTGTACGCATAAAAGGAGAATAAAGTGCGCTTTCTTATCACAATGAATATGCCAAGCGCTAAAGGCTATTCAGTCCATCAGATTACGGTCGAACACGAATCCAAAAATATCAAAGAGTTCTGGAACTATCTGCAGGACAATGAATTCATCATGGCCAATCTGATGTACAAGATCCGCAACGATGACCTTTCCGAATATTGGGAAGATCGCGGCTCTTTGATCATTAACACGGCGCATGTTGGTAAGGTTCAGGAACTGATCGAATTCAAGGATGATCGATATGGGCATCAATGAAGAGCTAGAGACATACATCAAAGCCTTCCGCGTGACAGAAGGAACCCTCCTACCGCAGCTATTAGAACGCGCACAAAGCAAGATCGAAAAACTAGAGCAGGACGTTAAGGTGCTTCGATGGGCTTTGTATCAGGCCCGCGATGCCCTTAGCGGCCAAACAGTACAAGAAACTACAGCCCTGTCTCTATTGGACACAGCGCGACGCATCACGGAACCAGCAAATGATCGCTAATGTAAAAGCTTGGTACACAAACGCTCTTCGCGGTAAGAGCCTGACGTATCATATCGGCTATCTGGCGCGTGACCGTGAAACAAGGCCGCGTGACGCTACAGAAAAGGCCTACTATGAAGAGATTGGCGCTGTGGCCAATTACCTGTTTAAGCTAGCGGAAGAGGGGCGCGTTTCGCTGGTTCAGAAGAAAGTCGCGCCAATGCAATTTGAATATATCGCAACCAAAATTAGGTGACACATGGCTGAATTTATATGGGGTATCGTTTGTGGCGCGATTGGTACGCTTACAATCATCCTTGCGATGATAGCTTGGCAGATCATTGATGATCACCGCAAGGCGATTAGGGACGATCAGTCGTGATTACGGACTACGCTAAGAGAAGCCTGCTCTGGCGTCTTTATGGAACGCATCACTACCCGCAGCATATCGATAGCCACAGGTTTAACTTCGTCGTCCATCAAGGCGAACTTTTCTGCAAGGTAGGCAAAGGCGATGACCCGCTCTGCTACAAAGTCTGTAACCATTGGGAAATCATCAGGGCCTATGTCCACATCGTCGTAGGCGACATCATCAGACGGATCGTCATCATCATCGAACGAATCATCACGCATTTTCCAATTCCTTCCCTGTTTCGATCCAATCGTCGGTGATGGGATTCGGCGGCATGTCGAACGTGCCTTCAGTCGGCGGTTTTTCGCGGGCATAAGCACGGGAATAAAGGCGTTCAGCACGCTCTAAAAGACCACACATTTGAACATATCGCCCGGCCAAATCGGCGTAGGCAGCTGTCAGGTCGTAATTGTTATCACGGAGGACGGAAGTAGTGACCATTTTACGCAAATCTATAGACATAGGCAGACCCCTTCTTAGTGCGAACCATACGATCCTACGGGAGGCCACAGGGTTCGTCTACGCCTCTCTATGGCCCCATTCTGGGTGTAGGGTACAGCCATCGTTAACGGTTCAAGGGTGCTTGATGAAGGCCTCTCTAATCGGGCTTGCCTTAGCCCTCTTCATTATTCCCGTAGCGGCTTCACAGGAGGCCAATGGGCCCTCCCTACTATCAGAGTTATTCACCGCGCCAGAAGCCCGTCAGGGGCCGCTGGAGACCGTTTCTAAGCTATATCCTAACCAGCCCCCAGAGCAGCAAAGGGTGGCGGTTCTTGTCGCCCAGAGAGCCAAGGCGACCCTAGGCAAAGAGTGGCAGGAGACTGCCGTAAAGATTGCTTTCAAAGAGAGCCGGTTTAACTGCAAGGCCACAGGCCCTCTGGCTAAAGGCTCCCGCGCCATGGGCGTGATGCAGGTCATGCCCGGCACAGCCCGTGGGATGGGCTTCAACCCCCGCCACCTGCACGATTGCACATATGGAATTGACGCAGGTTTGGAACACATGCGACGGTGCGCATCAGCTGGCGCGACCACCGAAAAACAGATGATTCGATGCCATCAAACAGGTTGGGTTCAAAAAAAGAACCCGGCCACAAAGGACCGGGTTAGTAAGGGAGTATCGAACAAGGCCAACTGACCGGGTTGTTTAGTCAGTCAAGCAATGGAGATTATGATGTGGACGGATGACGAAGACAAGCTTTTAATTCAGCTATGGGCCGAAGGAAAACCCAGCACCTACATAGCCCCCGCGATGGGCAAATCCCGTGGTGCAATCATGGGTCGCATTAGCCGTCTAAGAGAGGCGGGTGTTGATCTTAAGGCACGCCCACGGCCTCTACGGAAGCAACGTGTCTATGTGCCTAATCCTAAACCAAAGCCCAAGCCAAAGGTCTTGGAACTTGCTGCAGTGGCGCGACCAATGCCACAACCAGTTTCACCGTTCATCCCCGCGCCAGAAATAGAATACGGCGAACCATGCGATATCTTAGGCCTGCGTTTCTTTTCATGCCGTTACATCGTGAAAGAAAAGCCTACGCTTTACTGCAATCAAATGGTGCATAAACACTCTTACTGCGAAACACACTTCCAACTTTGCTACCAGCAAGGCACCAATGTACCTCTTACAGCTAAACCCCGCCCTGCCTATCGAAACGCCTAAAGGAAAAGCTTTGGCCCATGTCTTAATTGACTATGGGCCAGAGCATGATCTTTTGTGGGTCTGCTTTCAGGACAATGGCGAATGCTGGACATGGAATAATAAAGAAATCCGTGCCCAGACTAATATCACTATGGGCCGACTTTCGCCTCCAAAGCCTTGACGCGCGCATCAAGTTCTTTCACCGCGTTAATAAGAGTGAAAACAAGAGCCGAAGAATCAAGCTGGTAGACTTCTGTGGTCTGTCCAGTATTTGGGTCTTTGTATGGGCGCGTCGTAATAATTTCTGGAACAGCGCTATTTAAAACGTCCTGCGCAATAAGACCTGTGCGCGTTACGTTATCATTTGGCGTTCCATATGCGCCATTATATTTAAAATCTACTGGCGACAACGTGTTGATTGCATCAGTAGACTTTGTATATGGCGTCACATCTTTCTTTGTGCGCGCATCAGAATAAATAGTGAAGTTAGCTTGCAGCGCATAGGGAACCGCGCCAGAACCAATGACAAGAAGATTTTTATAAACACTAAAGTTTGTGTTATCCCCCGAAAACACACCAATGTTTCCAACAGCTGCTCCAATAGACGGCGGAGTAGCGCTGCTGTTATAAATAATATAGTTTGAACTACTCCCAAAAAATATTTGGCTAGAAGAAATAGTTGGCGCAGATAATGTCGGATTTGTTGCAAAAACTACTGCTCCAGTTCCGGTCGTGGATGTTGTACCTGTTCCGCCATTCGTAGTTCCAAGAACACTGGTCCCAACATCCGTTGCTGATGCAAGATTTATCGTTGCAACACTAGTGAAGGCAGCTGTCGTCCCCGGTGTTTTTAAAAATCCTGCTGTAGCAAATCCTGCTCCACCAACACCAGTTCCACCATTCGCAACACCAAGCGTGCCACCAAGAACTGTTGACGTATTTGTTGAATTAAGTGTTGATGGAGTAAAAGTTAATCCAGTAGTGCCGGAAAAACTTATACTTGAAAGACCGCCACCGCCTCCAGATGCTGTTGAATCAATGGTAATTGTTCCATCACCATTGGTAATTGTAATATTCGTACCAGCAGTAAGCGTGGTTTTTGCTAGCGTGCCATCTGCTTTTCCAATTAAAAGTTGGCCACTAGAATACCCGCCTGCATATCCTGTTCCACCAATCGCCGCTGTAACAGGCGATGTCACGGCTAATGAATTGCCTGTCAGCGTAAGGCCGGTGCCTGCTGTAATTCTGGAATCATCAGCAAACTTAATGTCAGTCCCGTCTGAATAGACAAGCGCTTTTTTGCCTGTTGGAATTGCAACACCAACACTACCAGCTGCTTCCGTAACAATATTTTGGGTTGCGTTTGATTGATTATCAACAATCCACATACCACCAACAGCTGTGGTTGCGCTTAAATATTTAAAAGGAATAATTATATATCGTGAAGCACTTGGGTAGCCAGTTAAAACAATACGCTGGTTCTGCGCTTCATCAATTGTTAATGTGATGTCTGTCGCGCCAACAGTAAAAGACGCTGCGCTGCCAAGAGCCTTATCAATAATGTCCCAGTCCTGATTGACAGGAACATCCCATGTATTTGGGTATTCGCCGTTAGCTGGCTTATTAAGCTTCTTGTTGTCGGTATATGTAACCACGGGTTACTCCTTAGATGTTCTTTTTAGCCACAGCCAGCGCCTTAACGACCGTTTCGTCTGGCGCGTCTAATATCTCTTCAGTCGTCTTCTGGTGATACTTATGGGCCTTCTCTGCAGCTGCCACAAGGCGCTGCGCGATAGACCCAGTCACCTTACCACCAGTGGCGCGCTGTTCACGCTCTTCTGGTGGTATTTCATCCATCCCCGTCAATACACCTGCTTGATATCCAAGCCCTTTAGTAAATTGCGGCACACCGCCATATACGCGCTCCCCTAAAGAGCCTACTTGGCCAGTTCTATAAGCGATATTTCCACCAATCCGTGGCGAACCTAAAACAACGCCAGCAGCTAATTCAGGATGCATTGCAACACCTGCTAAACCACCGCTAGTCAAAACACTGCCTAACCACCCACGCCAACCTTGGGGATAAATAGCATTTAACTCTTGCCCAGCAAGCATGTACGGAATGTCAGGATCATATTTAGCCAATTCAGCAATTAATGTTTTTTTGTACGGGCTTTCAGGCGAAGATAGCAACTTTCTTAATTTTGCAGTTGATGTTCTCCCGCTAGCTAAATCAGCCCTAAAACTTTTAACCAAATCTTGTGCTTGCCGCCATTCTTCGGTCATTTTAGCGTAATTAGGATCTGCCTCTTTTAGCGTATCAAGAGCCGCTTTTCGCAAATTATCAACAATTCTAAATTCTTTACTTCCCGGCAAAAGATTATTTTCTTGCGTAAAATCCTGTAAAGATTTTTTTAACGTGTCAAAACGCTCTAAATCATGGGATACATTTGGCTTATTTTTCCAATTATCTAAAAGAGCATTGATGCGCGCAAATGTTTGAATTTTGCTTGAAGATGGATCAAATGCTTCCCCTTTGGGAAAGGCAATGTTTTGGGATTCCTTAAGCGCTGTATCAATTTTATCATATTTAAGAGGTTGACCCTTGTTTAATTTTTCATAATTTTCAATGTATTTTTGACTTGCTGTTTTAGCAGCTGAATTTGTCGCAGTATCGACGGCTTCAACAAGTTCCCCCCCAACAGATGGCCCATTAGACATATGCCGGACAAATGCTTTATTTCCTGTCAACCCAGCTTGCGTTGCCGTATCAAATGAACTCATAGGCCTCCCACTTTGAAGCCATAAACCAAAATTAACAGGCTTTGATACTATTTGGGCGGTTAAGGTTGGCGCTTTTAAAGCAAGACCAATTGGGTCAGTGGCGCGGCCTACTGCTTGTACCGCTTCACCAGTCTTCCCAAGAATTCCCGGCAATCTTGCCAAACCTGCGCCGCCCAGTGAAGCAACGCTAGACACATCAGCCGCAGCAAGAAAAGGATTTTCCGCAACAGTTCTTTGAATGCGTGGCCATGAACCATAACGTTCTTTTTGAAGTTCCCAAAATGCATCTGCAACTGCTTCATCCTCTGCTTTTTGTTCTGGTGATTGTTGCATTCCAACAGCACCAGCTACTTTTGAAACAACCCCTTTACCAAGACCTTTAATGCCCTCCCACGTTTCCGCAGGGTTCATAAACGGTTCAACAAAAGTTTTTCCGGCTTCATAAGCTTTCTTGGGCAGATCTTTTACAATCTCTGAACCCCATTCGCTAAGCGGCATTTCCTTTGGTTCTTGACGGCCAACAGTCAGTGTAGGAAGGGCCTGTTGTTGATCTGTTTCTGTTTCAGCTTGCTGTGGCGCGCCAGAAGGTTGTGGCGGTGGTGCGCCAAGTTTTGGCTGTTCACCACGTAACAAAGCATCCATTCGGGATGCAAATGGATTTTCAGAAAACTTTTGTTCTTGATTTGTGGTTTCCGAAGAATTACCACCAACCAATGTTTGCATTCGTTGTGAATAATCCATCACTGCCCCACAAAAAAGTCAGACATACCCGTATGGTATTTTAGTTTACGGCTTTGCGCATACTGTTTGAAGAACTTTTCCATCTCTTCTGGAGGTACCTGATTTGACAAAAATCCTTTTGCCAAAACTGGATCTTCAAGCATTAATTTTTTAACCAACGAAACAGAATCTAAATATTTCTGTTTATTTAAGCGTTCAAACTCTGCATAGACGTTAGCAGGATTGCTGTTTGAATCGCGATCATATTTTTGTGCAAACTGCTGCCTATGCTGATCCTTTTTGTTAAACACAAGAAGTTCAGATGTCAGTTGTGCTTGGGTATCTTTTGTAAGTTCTGGTTCTGGCATAACAGAAGCCATTCTTTGCATTGCACCAAGGGTATCTTGACCATAACCCTGCGCCGCTGCAGCTGCCAAAAATTCCGCATATTTTTGCGCTTTTTGCTTAATGTCAGCTGGCTTTGTAAAATCAATTGGAAGGCCAAAGCGCGCTGGCCATGTTCCAAGTACGGCAGATGCGGATGCAATTTTTCCAAAACCCGGACCGGTTGAAGATATCCCAGTCTGGGAAAGCGAATCCATGATGTTTTGCGCCATTTCATTAATTACTGGTGCAATTCCGTAGGATTGTTGCGCACCATTATTAATTTTTTTCCGGTTTTCTCTTCCTTGCTCTGCAAACGATTGGCCGCCGGGAGACTGCGTTTGTTTAAAGTCTTCTCTGGCGCGTTGCACAGAACTATCATCGTATGTGACAAACGGTGATATCGGTATATTTGCACTTTTTGCAGGCTTTATTTGTCCCGGCTGGCCTTGTGCTGATTGACCACCAACAACTGTTGTTGTTCCAGCCCCTGCAGAACCAGCTTCAGTACCCGCCTGCCCAGCGGTAGCTGCACCTGCGCCTGTATCAGCTGTTCCAGTATATGCAGCTGGTTTTGCAGATGCCTGCCCCGTTTTACGGGCATAAATTTTACGCGCCAATTCAGCCCCAGATTCACCCCCAACAAGAGGCTCTTGCGTCTCCATCCAATCGGCCAAATCTTTAGTGCCACCCTTAGCAAGATAAACAATAAAATATCCGGGTGTAATTTCTTGAATAGACATATTGCGCGATTGGGCTAGACCCAATTGTTCACGCGATTGCGATTCAGCAATTTCTTGTTGTCCTTTTTCAGCCATCATGTCGGCTGCGGCAGCTGCCCCCAATCCTTCAAGAATTGCTGGAACAGCAAAACGGCTCTTGGACTGTGCCATGCCAGCAAGGCCAGCAAACAATGGGCGAACAAATTGGCGATCAGTAAGATAGTCTGACCATCCCTTAAATGGCGCGCCAGTGCGGTAATTAGTCGGAAGAAGGCCAGCAAGCGTTCCTTTTTCTTCTTCTCCATTGACTGTATTTACGCGCTTTCCGCTTTCATCAATATATGATTCAGCTGGAGCTACAGAGCGGCGAACATTTGCTGGCGCTCCTTCAAATGGGCGTGCTTCAATTCCTCTATGCGATGCCTTAACTTCGTCAAGAGAATGGAACCGTGTTCCACCTAGATCTAGACCGCCTACACGACCCCATTCAGGTGCCTGACGCTTAAGAGCGTACTGTGATATTGGACCCCAAAAATTCTGAACATTTTCAAAACGTGGGTCCATATTGCCGGATTGAATATCTTCAAACGCAGCTTTTGCTTGCTGATAACGCGGATCATCAGGTTTAATCCGCATCGGGTTGTTGTTTTCTGTTTGCCAAGGTTCAAATTGATTTGGCGCTAAAACAACATTTTTATAACTGTCACCATACTTTCCAGATTGCAAACGGTTATGGATCACATGCGCAATCCCGCGCGTTTCATCTGGATCACCAGTTGTTTCAGCTGCAGCTGTTCTGATTGCGTAATCGATGTCTTGCATATCGGGATCAACGCGACCGCGCGTTTGATATGCTGGGCGGATACCACCGCCATATTCCCGTGTGGCGCGTTCATAATCTAAATGAAGGAAACCATCATCATCACGATAAACAGACGATGGATCACCATATTTAGATACGTTCTGTGCAGATAGTCCAATTTGGGTTGGCCCATTACCAATACGATATTTATAGACTGGTTGGCCGTTGTCTAATTCACCAACCCGTTTCATGCCCGTTTTAAAACGTTCATCGGATGGAAGAAGAGATGCAAGAGCAGTAAGACCTTTTATTGCGGTACCTGCCATTCCTATGGCGTTTGCCAAACCTGACCCAGATCCAGAACCGCTTTTCCCTCCACCAGCTTCATCAAGAGTATCAAACTTGTGTCCGCTTTCTGCTTCATTAACAGCTTCTGGACCATATTTATCTTCTGTTTGATAAGGAAGAATACCTTCATTCAAGGCAGATACGCCGCCTCTTGCCATAAATTGTGGTGCAACGCCGCCGCCATAAGCGCGGTTTTGATACCAATCAATAAATTTATCGTAAAAAGACTTTTCATCTGGAGAAACAGAAGATGCTTTTGTTTGTTCTAGTTTTTGTTGTTGTGGTGGCTCTGACGAAGTTGAAGTATTTTGGCCCGATTTAGAACCCTGCTTGTCGTCGTTACTTCCTGTAAGACCTTTGTATATGCGCGCTGGCATACCCTTAGATGTTGCAAGACCCTTTTCACCAAACAGCTTATCAAGCCCACCTTCTACAGTTTTGTATGCAGAAGCTGCTTGCGATAGTCCACTTTCTTGTTGGCGTGGGGGAGAGCTTGGCGCTCTTAACTGCATAATTGGTGGAGTTTGCTGCGGAACAATACCTGCTTGCCCCGGCAAATTTTTTGCAGATTTTGCATATGAAGCTACGTTCCCATGCGGTGTGTCAGCTAAACCAATAAAATTAAGGTATTGTTTAAAAATATCATCGCTGACGCTTGCGCTACCAGAAGGTACTGAACTTCCTAAAGCAAAACCTTCACGGGCACGGTGCGGGAGAACACCCCCACCTTCACTGGCGCGGTTTACAATCTTGTCGTAATCAACCGAATCAATTCCGCCAACACGATGGACAGCATCAGGATGCTTTTCCCGCGCTTCATCGGCCATAACACCAATACGCTGCTGGTCATCACCGCCCTTGTACTTAAAGCTATAGATCGGAAGACCATCGTGGGTTTCACCAATTTCTTTAATATCTTTCTTAAGGCGGCGGTCAGACATCCAGTTATTCGGTGACGTTGTCGTTGTAGTTGAACCAGACAACGCGCCAGTACCCATAGCAATGTTTGCCAAGAACTGCGCGATCTGGAACGGATAACCACGCTCTTGCAAAAATTCGTTGTATTTAGCGGTGTCTTGCGCTTGCTGCGTTTGTTGCTGCAGTGTTCCAGCACCAATCTGTGCCTGCGCGCCCTGCAATGCTGCGGCCTGCGCTCCTGTTCCAAGGCCAGCAAGGCCGGAAGCATATTGCGACCCCATGCCAAAAAGACCCTGCGCGGCCTGCTGCATTAAATTGGCCTGTTGCGCAGACATGCCAAATTGATTTTGGGCAATTCCAGCTTGTGCTTGTGCAGCCCCCAGACCCTGACTATAAAGTTGTTGGCCAAGAGCAGATAGAGCCTGACCTTGCGACAAATTTTGGCCGAATAAAGCTTGACCTAAATTTCCGTATTGCTGTGATGCGGCAAGGTTTTGCCCAAAACGTTGTTGCGCAAGATTGGCTGCGGCCTGTTGGCCAAATTGCTGGGCCTGACGATTAGCCTGCTCTGCAGCAAGGTTAACGCCCTGCTGCTGCTGGAACATGCCAGCGGCCTGACCATATCCCTGCTGCAACAAATTGCCTAAAGTTGCTTGGTTGGCCAGCGTCTGTTGGCGCGCAAGGTTTGCCTGTGAAATTCCGGCACGATCACCACCAAACGCGCCAGCGCCAATAGCCTGCGAATTAAGAGCCGAACGCTGCGCTGCCGATTCTTGCTGCTGAAGGGCCTGCTGCGCCTCCACTACATTCTTCATGTAGGGAGACATGTACTTGTTAATCTGGGCCTGACTAAACTCTTGCGGGTTAATTGCTTGCGTAGAACCTTCAAGAAACTTTTGCGATTGCGCAAGTAAAGGATCTGCAGCCGCAAGGCCGCTACCAACATATGCCCCTGCTTGGTTCATATATGGCTGGGCAGAGGTCCCGGCTTGATTGATAAATCGTGTTGCGTCCGTCCCATACTGCGAACCAATGTTAACAGCATTAGAAATGCCGCCAAGAGCAGTTCCATAAAGTTGGTTTGCTTGGCTTGCACCACCCGCAACTGTGTTAATAGACTGCCCATAGTATGGATTTGCCTGCCCATAAGCATTTGTTAGAGCGCCAGATGCCTGATTGAAATATGGTTGAGCCATATTGGCAGCTTGATTAATGCCGCTAATGCCTGCCATCTGTTGTTGGTTGATGGGGGCTACAAATTGGCCCGTGTATCGCTGGAATGGCTGTTTGGCGACATCTTCTGCCCGCGCGTTGACCGCATTATATCGCGCCAGAACCTCTGGTGGGATCGTGGTCGATTGGGTGGTTGTAGATGATCCGCCGCACATTAATTTTTATCCTTCCTGCACTTGTGGATGCAGATTGTAGAGAAATACCGCCCCCTGCGGCTTGCCAAACTGCCTTTCGTAAAGGCGAACCTTAGCTTCGGTTCTAATGCTTGACATGACACCAATCAGCAAAGGCACACCCAGCGATTCAGCAACGCTTTTGGAGAATTCAACAAGCTTGCGCGCACGACCGCCTTTAGCGTTCCTGAACTCTGGCTTGATAAAAACGCAGCGTTCTTCAAGTACATCTTGATTTGAATACCACATTTTACCCATTCTTAAAAGGACACCGCCCTCTACAGGACCGCCGGGCTTTTGAATAATACCAACAATACCAGCCTGTTGATTTAAGGCTGGCCAAACGTCTTCAAGAACTTTTCGTGGGTCTGGATGTACAAGGCCAATTTCGGCAATCGCTGACTGCGCTGCGTCCATCACTTCATCCAGATCATCCGGCGTTCCAATCCGGATTTGCAGATCTTCTGTCATGTAGTCCCCCTTCGTTAATCACGCTTTGGACCGGGGAGCTTTTGCAGGGTCTTGATTGTCTTGGCGCGCATCGCCTTAACAAATAGATCAAGCTCCTGATGCCCCCTGTCTAAGTCTCCTTCGCCAATACGACGAACATCGCCCGGCGAAATTACATACTCCCCACCAGCCGCAACGATGGGTACAGCATCTTCAATAGTGCCACCCCTTGCTTTGCCGGGGATGCCTAATTCGGCATCCATACCGGGTGTGCTACCCTTCGTCGGGATAGCCTGCATACCGGGCGCGCCAGTCATTCCGGGGATACGGCTAAAGATTGTATTGGCCACCTTAAACCCAGCCATCGTATTGCCTTCCCCCATGGCCGAAATGATATCGGCAGGGATCACATAGGACCCTGAAGGAACATGCATAGGCAGATGGTCTGTACGGCCTGCTACGGGGCTGTGGATGGGCCCTACGTGGACCTTGGTAGTAGTGCCCGTTCCACCGCCAAAGAAGGGCGCTGCGCCGCCTTCTGCAAGGGTTGCAGGAGAGCCGCCTTCGCTGCCGGGGTTATTACCAGAACCGCCGCCATAATCAGAGCCATTGACGCCACCGGCTGTGCCACTGGCATCGGACCCTCCAAAATTGGAACCGCCGCCGCCCCCGTCCCCACCACCACCACCGCCGCCCAAATTTTCAGCCATTTTTTGCATGATTGGTGATGCGGTTGTGCCTGCCTGTGCTTCACCATCAGGTGCTTTTTCTGACTTCCCATCGCCTGCCGCTACAGGCTTGCCAGAAAGGGTTGAAAGCAACTGTGCATTGTAAACGGTTGGATTGACAACAGGCGTTAGTTCCCCACCTACGGCTTTATTGGACCGACGCGCCACATCAAGAGCAATAGCAACCGCTTGTTTTTGCGGCTTACCCGAATGAACAAGTTCGCGGATGTTTGTCGATACGGTCTTCTGTGAAGAACCCTTTTTAAGAGGCATAGATCACCCGCTTGAATACGTTACATTGATTGACTGTCCGGCACCCGGATCGATCACAAGACCATTGGTAAACACTTGTCCGCAAGGATAGACACCAACAGCTGCAGATGGCGTAGCGCACAAAGCATTTGATGCCGTAATGCCGCCTGTCGTAGACGCATTATGAATAAATCCGTCTGCTGATCCATTGACCACAACGGAAACATTTACAAGGCGACCAGCCCCAACAAATACAAGAGTTGTTGATGTAACTGTAGCGGAAGTGACAGTACCTGCCGAACCAAGCGTAATGTTGTTCAGCGCATTAATAGCAACAACGCCGTTTTTCTGTGTTGTTAAGATGTCATCTAAACTAGCCATTAGAATTTCCCATCCGGCTGCCAGCGATAACGCATGTTTCCAAGACGCCAAAAAGTTCCAACATCATTGCTTTCAATCTTTATACTTACTAAACGACCACGAAGCCGTGGTGTCACATATTCTGTTGCTTCAGTCAAAGTGAACGGCCCATACGCAATAGGTGTGTCACCGGCATATTGTGTCACATAAAATGTCAAAAGTAGGTTTGCGTTCTGTACCCCGCCATAATAACCCCACTTTGCATCTGGCCAGAATTGGTCAACAAAGGTTAGCACATCACCATCATTTAACTGGAAATAGCCGGTCTGGAAGAAAGAGTTCATAGCCTGACCGTCAGCATCGGTTGATGTTTCATGCTGCACAATAATGTTATCAGGTGTCGCGCCAATTGGAGGGCCAAACACGGATTGGTTAATCCACGCTGTTCTACCAATCGCGCCGAAGTCCCACTGGTTCATGTAAACGTTGTATTTTGCGTAATGACTAACTTCACCGCCATTACCAACAGTTGGATAGTACCAAGTTACTTCTCCAAAGCGGGAATTTGGAGCGATACGGATCTTATCAAGATTATTTGTGTCAAGATCTTGGAAGATAACATCCCAAATTGGGCAAGGTATTGGCTCTACGCCGCCACCAGCAAGGCGGAAGAATTGCGATTGCGACATCCAATAAACCACGCCGTTCATGGAAGTTGAAGCTTTTGGCGCTATTAGTCCGCAACCAGTTCCAATTTCGTTAAACGAATAAACGTAGGGAGGCCCAATGTACTGCATGGCCCATATAGCAAGATCCGTCCAAACAAGGCCTTGTTGCGGGCCTTGAATGCATCCGACAACCTTTGAACCTTTTGGAATTCTATATGAACCTGCTTGATTAGTTACAGTTCCAGCCCAAACATTAAAATCGCCAACATCTGTCCAGCGAATTAAAAGTGGGTCAATAATTCCATTAAACGTTGATCCCCAAGCAACAATTTGGCGTTGCGGCATAGAGACAAACATACCACGATTAACTGGTGGCGCTGTTGGGATGATTGTAGCAACAGGCGTCCCAGCATCTGGCTGATAATAATATATCCCACCGCCTGTAAGATAATCATCTGGCTGGCCGGGATCAGTGCTAACGTTATTGGGGCAAGAAATCAGGAATTCGCCCCAATTATCCAACGTCCAATCAGTGCATGTTAGGGTCGGAATTTGATTAAGGGTAATAAGGCCAGCAACAGTTTGTGCGCCCGTTGTCGCATTAAGGTATGAAATAGTATTTGACGCAACCAGACCACCAGACACATAAGCTGTTGTTGTAGCGGATGAAAACTCAACTGTTGTTGTTGTTGAATTAGTAACTGTCCAAGTGCCGTTATATGCAGCAGGGTTTACCCCCGACAATGTAAAGACAGTTCCAACTTCAATTGCAGAACTTCCGCTATGTGTAACTGTTACAGTTGACCCACTTCCAACAACGTTAGTTACGTAAAATAAGTTTGAAGTAGATCCTGTAATTGCGACTGGCGCGCCCGTGTTATACCCCGCTGGCGTAACACCGGAAACTGTTAATGTTGTGCCTGCGGATAGTTTTGTATTTGTGCTATGGCTAATTGTTGCCGTTGTGCCATCGCCTTTAGCACCAATTGTAACCATTTGTCTAAATGCCGTTGGCGGGATACCCGTTCCGTATCCGTTTTCTCCATATCCACCAATCCCATATCCAGAACCGGCAGGTAAAGGGCCAACACCATTATAATATGTAAAACGGGCAAGACCGTTATTTAGCGCAAGTGTTTGGGTTGAAGAGGCCGTATTACTTGCATTAATAATAAACTGATTAGCTGTCGTTACATCCGCAATAACGTAATTTCCAAAAAGGGAAATGCCACCAATGTCAATTGGGACTAAAAGTGTAAACGTATCACCTTCTGAATATAAATGATCCGTAAAATCTACAGTGACCTGTGCCGATCCTGATGCCGTTGTAAAAGACGGTATGTTGCCGCTGTTAGAAACGGTTGATGTAGCCTGTTGTTCGTATCCAAGAACATCTCTGGCAACAATTGAATACGTGCCGGAACTTAGCGAAGAGCATTGATAAAGGCCCTGTAAGCGTAAGCCGCCAATAGTAACTTGTGTGCTAATCCATACAGCATCGTAGTTATCAATATTACTATTGGTATCTGTAATAGTTACAACGGCACTTCCAGCAGTTGTCGAAAAATCAACTGGTGGATTTACAACATAATATTGTGGCGTAATTGTCCTAAGAGAACCTTCACTAATTGTGTTAAGGCTCTCTTCCGCCCCAACACCAAGGTAGCTGATGTCATTAAGCGTTTGCCACGCCCACAAGCACCTTACTTTAGATGTCATGGGGCTACTGTAGAACCGTGTCCATCCGCCAAGCTTTTGAACAAGGCCTAAACCATTTCGATCAGGAACAAAACGGACAAGGTTTGTGGAAGAAATTGCAGCTTCATTCAAAGCGGGCGTTTTGTTTTGGTCTACACCCGGAACTAGCTTAAGTGATGCGTGTGGCATTTACTTCACCGTGTTGGCGTTGCAACAACAGGAAGAGACATAGAAGACCAAGCAGAAGATTGAAATTTCTTCCGCATTTCTTCCATCGTCGCGCCAGTCATAAGCGTTTTATATTGGCTTTCGTATGATTGCGCCATTGCTGGGTCATCAGACTGACGGCCAAAGTTGCGCTGGTAACCAGACACAAATATCATAGATGCCATCAAAAACAGATCCGGCAAATACAAGCTAATAAAAGTTGTTGTATTTGTTGCTGAAAGGCTATCTGGGCGAATTGTGCCAACTATTTCCACTGTATATGTGTTGTCAGGCCAAGGACCAACAATCATTTTGTTTTGATCAATCATGGCAAAGTAAGCAGGAGGGGCTAAACCAGCAGCGCTTGGGTATACGTTGTTAAGGTATTCTTTTGTTGTTGGCAGCAGCGGTTGGCGTGTACCCGAATCTGGAGTCGGCGTATTTGCTGGCAAAATTAAATTAACATCTTGAATAGTTACAAAAGCACTTGCCGGTACGTTAATGTTTCTATTAGCTACAGAAACAGAATATGTTGAATTTACAGATACTGTAGATAGAAAATCCAAGTCCCGATATATGCGGTTTTCAGCATACGTAATAGCTTGCGGGATTAGGATCGTGAACGGATCAGTAGGGTCTGATAAGTTAAGCTTAACAACAGCCAAATTGGCCAGCTGCTCTACGTAGCTGTTTGTCCCTGCGACCGACCCATTATATGATAACCCTGTTGTCACGATTTATCCCTTTCGATAGGCTTATTTTAGCATCTATTTGCGTTTGCCGCACCACCCGTCCCTACGGGCGTTATTAACCTTCACTTCCCTGATTGTTTGGTCCGTATCCTTTAAGGACCATGAAATAGGCATCCATACTTCGCAGACAGCTGTATTAGTCGCGGTTGTAGCCATCGGGCTTGCGCAGCCCGCCATCAGTAGTATCAACGGAATTACCAGCGCGAATCGCATCTTGTGTCCTCTTTAGAACGTCAGCTGTGCCTTTGATAATGACATCAGACGCGCCATCTGATCGAATTTTCCAGTACATCCCGCCGCCAATGACAAGTACAGCAAGGGCTATAGCGATGTACTTTCCAAGTGGCGTGAACAGGAATGGAGGTATCATACACCGTCCTCTTGCAGGCGCTTGCGACGCCAATACCAGATCGCCAAACCTGCGATAACGATAAAGAGCGGCAGCAAAAAGCCCGGCGACATAAGCATATTAACAAGACTGCCGACGCTATCACCAGCTTGCTTAATCGTATCGACAGCGTCCTTAGCAGCCGTAACACCACCCAAGCCAGCCGTGATAAGGGCTGCATTGCCCTCTTTAGACTGCGCCATTGTTTTAGCAGGCTTTGGGAGGTCCGGTTCAACACGGGCGTCATCCCCAATAGAACTTGTTTCATCTACACCGCGCCAAAGGGCGGCTTCTGCACGCCGTCTGCGAACCAAGCCCGGAAGCTCTTTGCCGCCAGCCTTAGTCCACTTCATCAATTCACCCGGCACAGCATTGTACTGGCCATCGTTTAGCTTCTTAAGAAGCGTAGACTTTTGAAACGCACCAACACCGACATTGTAAACAAAGCTGACTAGAGCATCGAACTGGTTCTGCGTTAGTGGCACCTTAACAAGCTTATTGATCGCGTCTTCATACTGGCCAAGATCGCTGTTTAATATGTCGTAGGCCTCTTGCAGGGTGATTTTCATCCCCGGCTTTACTTCTGGCGCGCCTGCAGCCGAAGTATGTCCAATTCCAATCGTCCAGACATCCGCAGGGCATTTATATGCCGTCAAACGGACGCCTTCAAATTCCTTAATAAGGTTTAAACCATCTTTAGATATTTTCATTTGTCTGCCTTTTTATCATTTAATGCATCAATCTTACGAAACAGTTCCCCCAAAATTTCTTTTATTTCGCGAATTCCTTCTTTGAATTCATCTTTAGCCAAATACGTTTTCGGAAGGTCCCGCTCCAAAGTATGCAGGTCATCCCTAAGTGATGCAACGGCGTCCCAAAGCGCCCGCGCAAACCAACCCATAGCGGCAACAATGCCGCCCATGGCTATATTAAACAGCGTCTGGTAATCCATCGCCCATACCACCTTCCCCCTCTCCTGAAATGTGGCGCTGAATATACTCTAAATTAGCCTTCAATCGAAGGTCTTCTGGTTCATGCTGAAGCGCTAATTGCGCCTGTTCTAGGGCAACATCATGAAGGCCTAGCTGCCATGCAGAAATGCTGGCCAAATCATGCGCCCAGTACCCCCAGACAGTAGGATCGCACGTATAGACCAGCTGCTTATCTTTGATTGATAAAGCCTTCATAGACGCGCCAAAGCATTCCGCCCATTCCTGTCTGCGATAAAGCCACATAGCTAAATCACACCATGGTTCGCGCGTATTGGGAGCCTCTGCGCAGGCCCTGCGATACCATGCAACGGCTTCATATCCGTTCCCAACATGGTCATAGGCCTTACCCAATAAGCGCATGGCATAGCAGCGTTCATTGGGCCATACAGCCTCTGGCATCTCTAAATAACGATGCAGGGCCTTAATGGCTTCATTCCACTTACTGTAGAACGTCAATTCGCGGGCATAATAGAAAGCATTACGCGGGCAGCGCGGGTCTTCCTTAATCGATAGTTCCAGAAGATCTAGGTATTGCCCGCGGCTTTTGGTCGGGTCAGGATGATGGCTAACCAAGAGCATATCGGTATATGCCCAGACTTCTGTGATTCGCTTGTCATATACAGGGTACTCATGACACGGGTGGTGCCAGAAATACCCATGGCGCGCATGGATTTTTTGATAGGCGAACCTAATCCCGTGGCCCCAATCGAATAGATATTGCAGGCGGGTTGTTTCACCGGGCTTCCAGACACGCTCTATCTCTTTGCGCCATCCGGGTTCCAATAGTTCATCCAAGTCAAGGCTGATGCATACATCAATATTTCTAGGGAGGAGAGCCACAGCCGCGTTACGGGCGTGGTCAAATCTCCAAGGTGTGATGCATATATTGTGAACGGTAATGCCATGGCGCTGACAGGCTTCCACAGTTCCGTCTGTACTTCCCGTGTCGGCCACCATGATAAGGTCGGCATCTTTGCAAGCCTTTGCGAACCGTTCTACGAACTGCTCTTCATTCTTGCTTATAGCATACACAGCGATGTTTAGCTTTATAGCAAACTTGCTATAAACGTAGATGCCAATTTCATTGTCAATCCGCCAGAATGTTGGCGCGCCAAAGGCTTCAACAAAAGCATCGTGTGTCCAATTATCAACTATGTGGATTTCGTATGGATTGTCTTCATACGGTCCTTGCGGGTAATGACCAATAGGGATGCTAATGATGACAGTATCAGCGCATTTCTTTAGCTTTTTAACAAGCTTGACCGCCTCTTCTGATGACATGTGTTCTAGTACATCACCAGCAAATGCTACATCATAATGTTCAGTAAAATTTATCTCTGTGGCATCTTGGACAAGAAGTGTATTGTATAGGTCTTTCAGGCCATACTTTTCAACATATGGCTCCCAAACCTCTACACCAGTCCAATGCTGTGCTTTGAACATTTTGGCATAGGTTCCACACCCTGCGCCGATGTCCAACATACGGTCTGTCTTTGGTAGTTTAGATACTACCCATTTGATAGCGGCCTTACCGCTTTCAGAACTAAAAGGCATTTCCCCCTCCAACAAGTGCTAGGCGATTGCTAAGAAAATGTAAGTACCGCCGGTTGCGTTAGTTCCTGCTAAATTACTAACTAATTCAAAGCCCGTTGACGTAGTGTAAACATTATTTGCGTTCGTTTCTACACTTGCCGCATTCCAAAATGAATACGGGTCTGTCAAAAACACCATACCGCGTGCTGTATCAAACAAATACCAATCACCAGTGGTGTCGGTGCGTTTAATCATTACAAATCTAGCACCGCCGCTAAAACCACAGTTTATAGTTTGGTTTGTTCCTGTACCAGTATAACTTCCAACCTTGCTTACGCCGGGGCAGGTAGCAAATAAATATGCACTATATCTAGCGCCGGATACATTGACTTGAGTTGCTGTGCCAACAGAAAAAACACTACTTGTTGGGCTTGTATTATTCCAAGCAGTGGATGTAGTAACAGGTATAGCCGTTGTATTGCTTACAAGATACTTAGTGTTGCCAACTGGTTGTGCATAAACCCACCAATCAGCAGCAGGGCTATATTTTTTTATGATTATCAGTTCTGGAACAACACCCAAATTGTGCGATATATTTGCCGCCGCAGAAGAACCAGCATAATTTACAACATCAAAAAAGCCTTTAGCGCGGGCAAATCCATATCCAACATAAGTACTAGATGGAGCATTTAAGAATGCAGTTCCGTCTACCAAAACAACGCCAGTATTGTTGTCTATAGTAAGATAAGACGTTCCCCAACCACCTGACCAAGCGGTTGATTTACTTGTAAAATATGAATTTGATATACTTAATAGCCGATCAAAAACCGGCCACGCATAAGAAGTTAGGGCGGTATTTGTTCTTTCAAGATCAATCCACACATCAACTGGAAATCCATATGACAATGATCTATTGGCTGTGCCACCAGTGAATGCAATTGGAGAAAATACGCTTGTGCCTGTTGTAGGAGTTTGCATTTTTCCGCGTCTAATAGCCATATAAATATATGTAGTCCCGCTAGCATTAACTTGGGAATTAGTCGTATTAATACTGAAACCAGTAGCGTTTGGTACAACACTTGGGTTTATTGCTGCCTCTGCAGATGTGGCACTAGGACTCAAATATGATCCCAATGATAAATTCATATTTCGTATTACATCTTCAATAAGCCAATTATAAACACCATTGGTAGCTTTTACCATCACAAATTGCGGTTCATATCCTAATGTAATAACGGGTCCTGTCGCACTACCGTTCCCTGTATAGCTTCCGCAACTAATAACATTTTCGGTTTCATCAGTGCCAAAACCGCCTGCGTCATGGGCAAATAAATAGGCTACATAAGACCCACCGCTTGCATTAACACCACTAAATGACCCTACGGTAAAATTTGTTGATGTTGGAGATGTATTAGACCAATATACAGATGATGTGCTTGTCACTGCCGTAGAATTTAAAAAAATTGCTCCTGTATTTCCTATTGAACGATGATACACATTCCAGTCTGTAACTCCATCTGTTCTTTTAATAATAATCATTCCGGGTGTAGACCCCAAATTATGATTAATAGTTCGCGACCCAGCGCCGTTGCCAGTATACGTAACTATATCAAAAAACTTATTTTGCTTTCTAAATGTCCATGATGCATATGTAGCTGCACTTGAATTTATCTTAGCTAAAGCGCCAATACTAAAGCCATCAGCAAAAAAACTAGTTAAACCTGTTGCTTGTGTTGTTTGCGCTGCTGTTGAATTAGAAACAAGATCGTTTGTTGCGCCCCGTACAGTATCATACAATGCGTTGTCCGTTGCCCCGCTACGGCCTTTAATCCAAACAAGGCCACCTGTTCCAGTAACAGCACTTTGTGTTGCAGAAGAAAAAGTTGCCGTTCCTGCAGAATCAGTTGCTGTTCCTGCAGCATCTACAGCAGGTCCTGCGGCATCGGTTCCAGTGTTTGCTGCCTCTGTCTCTGTACCTATCGCGCTAGTAGCGGCTCCCGGCACCATCGTAACAAAGGCTGTTCCGGACGTAAGATCTCCGTCAGTTGTCATTTTGATTACGCCGCCGTAGTTAGCGCCATCGTTTGCTAACAATGCTATTAAAAGCGTTCCGGACGAATTAACCGATATTCCGTATCCAAAAGAACCACTTTGGCGAATTTTTCTTTGCCACTGCAAAGCTCCAGAAGAATTATATTTTGCAACACAAGCGTAACCGCTTAATGTGTCACCAAGTCTCCCAACCAAATACACATTTCCAGATGCATCTGTTGTTATGCCTGTGCCAATATTAGATGCTGATACTGCGTCTACCAAAGTTCTTTGCCATTGAATGACACCAGAATCATTATACTTTGCTAAAAGTATCTTATCTGCGTTTTGCCCAGTAACATAAATATTATTTGAAGAATCTACTGTAACGGCTCTTCCGGATGCGGTTGCGCCTAAAACTCTTTGCCATTGAATAACTCCAGAGGAATTGTACTTGTTTATAGTGAACCCTGCACTATCGCCAACAAAATAAACATTTCCTGAAGAGTCTGTAGCAACCCCATACCCGTTTGTTGTAGCAGCCCCAACAGAAAAACGCCGTTGCCACTGAATAACTCCAGAGGAATTATATTTTGCAACAACTTGGTATGTTGAACTACCATACGTTCCACCCACATAAACGTTAGACGACGAATCAACAAACATCCCGCCCGGCGTAAAAGCAAGCGTGCTAGCATGGGATAATTTACGCTGCCATTGAATAGTTCCTGATGAATCGTACTTTACTATTGATGCATAATTAGCTGTTCCATTATTTGCTGTTCCAACAACATAAACATTTCCAGAGGAATCAAAAGAAACAAAACCCGCACTAGAAGCATTCTGTCTAATTTTACGCTGCCATTGCAAAGTTCCAGTTGAATTAAATTTTGCAACTAGAATATAGTTCTGCCCGTCATAAGCAGTTCCGCCAACATAAAAATTCCCAGAGGAATCCACAGCAACACTTCTTGCTAAAGAAGTGGCTGTTTGCCTAAATTTTATAGTCGTCCAAGATAACGTGTCTGATAAAGCAACACCGGTGTTGAACGTGTTCTCTGCACCGTTACCTGTGTACAAATATGTTGAAAAATAATTTTCAATGTATTTTCCAGTTGTTTGCGATTTAGCAAATTCACCAAAGCCGCGTGACGAAAGGCTACCAGTTGCGGAAATCTTTGGCATTGTAACCCCCTATTACGCGAATTTAGTTTGTGAAGCAGCCACGGTAAATGTGGCCGATCCTGTCTTAATGATTGTGTAGACATAAATGTCTATGCTGGAAGCATTACCAGAAGTTGGTGTTGTGCCGCCTTGCCATTTAGGTGTGACAGACGCGCCATCAACTTGGACGGCTGAATTGTAATAAGCCGTGCCGCCATTAGTGTTAAGGAACGCAACTGTAATACTCTGTCCTGTAGACAGAAGCGTGTCCAAGCTAGTGCCGGACGATCCGCGAAAGTTTATCGTAAAGTTCCCAGAAGCATTTGTTGTATAATAAAGCACGGTTTGGGTTGTTACGTCATAGTTAATTGTACCAGTGGCAGCGGTAGCAGATACCGTCACCACTTCACCAGCATCCGTAAATACCGCTGCTATAGTGCTAGAAGAACCGGAAAATGTTTGGGTGGCCGTAAATGTTGTTGCCACCGATGGCGCAACATAATCAGTGCCAGCCGTGGCAGCAGTGAAAGCAGATGTACCGTTACCTTTAACAACACCCGTAATAGTTGCTACCCCAGTGCCGCCTTTGGTGACACTTAATACACCAGAGCTATCGGCCCCCGGAGCCAGATTAGATAGATTGCGTGGGATTGCCATGGACCGTTACCTTTCGCGCCAACGCTTATATTACACCGTTTCCCAAACTTCGTCAGGACAAACAGGCCATGGATTGACAACAACAGGTGGGTTTACCGCAATGGCGCGAATTTGACTGCGGTATGAAAGAAACGCTGCCTGATTAGCTAGATAAGGGTTTGACTGCGCTGGATCAGCAACGGACGGAATAGCTGTCCAATCCGTTGCCGATAGTAGGCTGCTGGCCTGTTGCTTATTCTGTTGTTTCAGTTGTGCGTCAACATATGCCTGCTGCTCTGGGTCGTTATTACTGACAACCCATGTTGCGTACCACTGTCCGCGCGTTTCCTCTGGAGCGCCCGGAACTACATACTGCGTTACAGGATCATATGGAGGCTGCGGCGCTTCTAGCACCGGAAATAGCTGATACCCCAGTTCCGTCGCAGCATTTGTCTGCGGAAACCAGTACATAACATCTTGGTTGTCACCAAAATTGGTGTATGGGTTTTCCGCCTGCAAAGACGAAAACGTGTATGGATAAGTGATGATCTGGTTGTCTGCGTTAACTTCAACGTAGTTTGTCATGTTCCCGTTCCTATGCGATTGCTAGGTAGATGTAAGTGCCGCCGTTGTTATTTATTGAACTGGTTCCAGCAGTAACTTGAAACCCGCCAGTTGTAGTAAAAACATCATTATAGTTTTGTTCGGCAGTTATATCATTAGGCGGTATGCGAAGATCATTTCCTGATACCATTCCGCGCGCCGTGTCCCAAATCCACCAATTATTTGTGTTTGATGCGGTGGCATTTTTAATCATTACAAATCTTGCTCCCCCAGAAAAGCCGCAACTAATTGTTTGCGTCCCGCCATCTCCTGTATAGGAACCGACCTTCGATACGCCAGCGCATGTTGCAAATAAATATGCAACATAAGTGTTTCCAGAAGCATTTACTTGGCTTCCTGTTCCAACCGAAAAAACGGACGCTGTTGGCGTAGTATTGTTCCAAGCTGTAGAGCTTGTTTGCGGAGCATCTGCCGCGTTAAAAACCATGTATTTTGTATTTCCAAGCGCAGAATGATAAACCCACCAATCTAAGCTTGAGTTTCTGGACTTTACAATCATCATTTCTGGAGCAATACCAAGGTTATGGCTAATTGTAGTATTGCTTCCTGTACCTGAATAACAGACACTATCATATACTTGCGGCGCTCTTCTAAACATCCAATAAATAGATGAGGTACTTACACCAAGCTGAGACGTAAAAAAATTATCTTGAAACCCCGTGTTTGCATTACTTGCATTGTAATAAACAGGATCTGTTCCAAGAGTGGTGTTCTCAGATGCAGTTGCGTTAGTTCTTAAAAGAGGCGTATTGCCACGTAACCTATCTGTTACCCAAGTAGAATTTGTCGCAGATCTATTTCTTTGAGCTTGAATAACGGTGTCCGTTACAAACCCGGAGGTTACGGTTGTCAGCCCACTGGGAGTTTGAACAACGGGGCTAAACACAGTCGTTGCATCCGTAGGCACCTTCATAGGGCCACGGCGGATGGCCATGTAGATGTAGGTACCAGCTACAATAGGTGTGAATCCTGTTGCGTTTGGATATGGAACATACCAAGCATATTCGCCACCAGTAGTATTTGCGTTTAATCCCTGCCCGTTTGTGCTTGACCCATTATAAATAAAATCGCCACGCATATTATCGACAATAATCCAATCTGTTGCTGAATCATTAATATTTTTATACATTAACCATTGTGGTTCCCAGCCCAAATTTACAGCACCACTACTTGTTGTAAATTGACCACATTTTATAACACTTTGAGTCCCATCTAAACCAAATCCACCAGCGTCGTGGGCAAAAAGGTAGGCAACAAAAGTTGCCCCGTTAGTGTTTACGTTAGCATTGATAGTAAATGTCGTGCTTGATACGGCAGAAACATAACCGCTAGAAAAAGTTGAAGCGTCTGTTGTGTTTAAAAACAAAATATTATTTGCTGCAAGGCTTCTGTGCCAAGTAGGCCATTGCGATACACCACTATAATTTTTAAAAACAATCATTCCCGGCGATGAGCCAAGATTGTGATTTATAACGCGCCCCGTTGTTCCGTCTCCGGTATATGTAACTACATCAAAAAACTTAGGCTGTTTTCTAAATGTCCATGATGCATAGGTCCCGCCATTTGCATTTAAATCAACCGAAGCACTTCCAAGAGAAAATCCATTTGTATTAAATGCAGTAAGAGTGTTTGCATTAAAAGAGGATGCTCCTGTGCTATTTGAAACCAATACATAATTAGCGCCACGCGCTGTATCAAATAATCCATTACTCCCAGTTGTGTCGCGTCTTTTTAACCAAACAAGTCCGCCTTTTGTAGAAGTATCAATATTATTAGTAACTGTTAACGTACTTCCGTTACCAGTATAAAGATAAGTGCTAAACACATCTTCAATGTAATTGGCAGCAGTTTGCAGCGCACCTGCTCCGAAAGCCTGTGCTGATGCCGCGCCAAGGGTTGAAAGAAGTGGCATCCTTACACCTTACGCATATTTTGTTTGCGCCGCCGTCACAGTAAACGTGGCGCTGCCTGTTTTTACTATGGTGTAAAGGTAAACATCAATGCTGGAAGCGTTGCCAGCAGATGGTGCCGTGCCTCCCTGCCATTTTGGTGTAACGGAAGAACCGTCTACCTGAACAGCACTGTTGTAATAAGCTGTGCCTCCATTTGTGTTTAAAAACGCAACAGTAACACTATCACCAGTAGCCATTGCTGTATTCAGCGTCGTTCCGCTACTGGCGCGGAAATTTATAGTAAAATTCCCGGTGGCGTTTGATGTGTAATACAATACGGCCTGTGTAGTCACATCAAAGTTAATTGTACCCGTAGCTGCTGTAGCAGTTGTAGTAGTTAATTCTGCTGCATTTTTTAGAGCAAGAGCAAGGCTTGATGTTGACCCAGATAAGGTGATTTTTACACCATCAGAAGTCGCGCCAGATATTTCGCCAATAGTTGCCGCATTGTCATATAATAAACGTGTTGTCGTTCCACTAGCAATTGCAGTGCTGTTGATTGTAATCGAAGCTGGGCCTGCAGCGCCAGTTGCTCCAGTTGCACCAGTTGCACCGATGGTCCCGGTAGGTCCCGTAGGCCCAGTGGGAGCAATATTAACTGTATAATAGGCGATTGTTTCTACAATGTCGCCTGCAGAACAAGCTGAAGCTAAAACAACATCCGTTCCATTTGTTGCGGTGTATTCGGAGCCTGTAAGAAGGACACCGTTTACGAAGACTTCAACAAAACCGACTGTATAGGCAACACTGAAGGTGGTTTGCCCGCCAGTGGCAGTGAACGTTGTTCGTGTGTAAGTTGCATTTAATGCCGCGCCAGTCGGCCCAGTAGGCCCAATATCTCCGGTAGGTCCTGTCGGCCCCGTTGGCCCAATATCTCCGGTAGGTCCTGTCGGCCCCGTTGGCCCAATATCTCCGGTAGGTCCTGTAGGTCCGATATCCCCCGTAGGCCCTGTAGGCCCGGTTGCACCAGCACTACCAGCGCTTCCTGTAGGCCCCGTAGGCCCTGCAGCGCCCGCGTCTCCGGTTGGCCCTGTTGGTCCGGCTAAACCCGCACTTCCCGTAGGTCCGGTTGGCCCGGCTGCTCCGGCATCTCCCGTAGGCCCCGTAGGCCCAGCACTTCCCGGTGTTCCGGCGTCACCTGTAGGTCCGGTAGGTCCGCCTGTTCCGGTAGGGCCTGTGGGACCAGCTTGCAGATACATGACCTGCGTGATCGTCGCGATAACAGACGGAATTGCAGGCGAAGGCGCAATTGCTGGTACAGCCGTTAATTGCACCGAAATATCGTCTGTTGACCACATTAGCTGCAGATAGTCACCCGCAGCAAGCGTTAGAACAAAATTCCACGCAGGAACTGATTCTGCATTCGTTCCTTGAATGGCAACAATCGAAGATGTATCAGCAACATCTACGCCGTTTTTGCGCAACCAAATATTAATATGCGCACTTGAACCAGAAGCTTTATCAAGTTGTGCAGAAAACTGCAGGTTATATGTGCCTGCAGATGCAACAGTGATGCGTGATCCCGATACAATAGAAACACCCAAAGCTTCGGCGGTCGTGCCAAGCAGCATTGGGTAAGCTGTATTAACAACCGCAGCTGTTTGCGTTGTAGAATCGTAGAACGAACCGTAGCTTGCTAATGCGCCGCCCGGCCCCGTAGGTCCAACGCTTCCGGTTGGGCCTGTTGCACCCGTTGGCCCTGCGCTTCCTGCGTCACCCGTAGGCCCCGTAGGGCCTGTTGCCCCCGCGCCGCCCGCGTCCCCCGTAGGCCCGGTGGGTCCCGCGCTTCCAGCGGCTCCTGTAGGGCCTGTAGGGCCTGCTACAGTTGATGCAGCGCCCGTAGCGCCTGTTGGACCCGTAGGGCCGTTTCCTGATGGTCCTGTAGGCCCGGTATCGCCCGTAGGCCCTGTTGGTCCGGTAGGTCCGTTCCCTGTAGGCCCCATACTTCCGGTAGGACCCGTAGGCCCCACGGTTCCCGTAGGTCCCGTAGGCCCAACGCCCTGAAGGTCAGCGATCTCTTGCGTTGTGGCGCGTACCGATACGCCAGCCTGAACAAGTTCAACCTGCTCTGTGCCATTAAGAGCAATAGCTGGCGGCAAATTCGGTATTTGTTTATTAGCCATCTAAAGGACCCGTTTTTGGCACTTCATTAAATCCATAAGGCAGACCCGGATCGTCGTTGCCCGGCGCATTCGGATCTGTACCCGGTTGTTGGTTTGTACCAAATGGCGGTTCGCCCGTCATCTGGGTTACGCGCGTATCGTCGTTTTGTGTAATGCGGACATCGCCACCAAGTATCGTCAAACCTGTAACCGGATCAACGTTTGTAGCTACATAACCGCTAACGGCCATTGGTGATCTTTCATGGCATGCATAGGACACTGTGTACGCGCCAGTATTGGATGACGCCGTGACCACAAATGTCCCATTGTATCCCTGCGGCTGCATCCCTGCGACAACAATAGTGCTGCCTACAGGGACCGCTTCAAACACAAGTGGGACCTGCAGCGTCAATGTTGCTGTGGTGCCATCGCCTGTTGCAGAGATTGGCCTATATACTGTTTGCGACGTAAGGCGTTGATCATTTTCAGCAAGAATGTAATCTTGAATACGCGCATTCATAATCGGCGTAGGATCAGCCGGAATAACAATATTGCGAAGTTGGTTTTGCGGAACGTCCAAACACGATTCGCAAACAAGAATGCGAACGTTAACAAGAGCCGCGCCACGATAGTCATACTGCCACTGAAGTTCGTGGTGGTTATACAAAAACCCGCACCTGTCGCATATGCCAAAGGCGCGTGGGTTTGTTGTACTGACAGAGGCGCGACCATGGGGGCGCATTATCTAAAATACCCCTGTATTTGCGGACTAATGTACTGTGACACATATTCCGTATTTTGGTCGGCAGCAATTTGATAAGCTTCATCAGCTTGCGCTTTTAAAGTTGGCACCATAGCTGGAGCAAATATTTGCGCCAAACGTGTAGCCAAACCATAAGCAAATGCTTCAAGCCAAAGATATGGAATATCTATTTGTTGGCCTGATGTAAAATTAGCGTCCTGAATTCGCTTAACACGATAATACTTAAGAGTAGTTGCTTCGCCACCATCTGGGACAGGCCAGAGCGTAAGGGTCTGGTTGCCAGAAGCAGGAGACATAAGGCGATCAAACCAATATGTCGTAGGGAAACCTTGCTGTTCTTTGTTTGGATATGACGCATATTCAGTACGCGATACAGGAAGGATAATACGGTCAGTATTAGACATCCCTTGCGCAATTGTAATGTATGCGTCCAGCACCATAACGGTCGTATCATCAACAGTATATGTAGCTTGCCCTTGAACAAGAGGCACAGTCACAAGATCAACAGTCCAAAGATTTACACCTTGGTTTGACCAGCGCGCGCATAGCAAATTGGTTGCCGTGCGTGCAGCCTCCATGTGTTCCTGCAACAGCGCTGTGTTGCGGATACCGCACAGATTGTACGCATACAACGTAAGTTCACCAAGAGATGGTGAATAATCATATGTGCCGCTTGTGGCCATCGGTAGCTCCCGTTACCGCGTGCCAGCCTGCTGGACGTACACCACGATAGAGCCAGTGCTACCAACAGCGTTCGTTACGCGAATGCCACGGCACGGAACCGTAAGAGCAGCCGACTTAGTGGTCGATTCTGCAGAAAGACCCGTTACGGCATACCATGTTGCGGTTGATGCATTGAAATCAGCGTTTGACGGATCTTCAAAGCAATATTCAACAGTGTATGTCACAGCTCCAGTGACAACCGCGCCAAGACCAACATTGAACGGATTTTGGAAATAATCCAAAGCGCGAACGGTGCTTGAACCAACACCGGATTTTGTAAGCGTAATTGACTGCATTTATTTGCCCTTCCCCGCGCGTGCGGCAGCAACATTATCGACCAAGTTAGGATAAGGCCGTCCTGCGGCTCTTGCCCGTGCTTTCGCCATTGTAACCTGTTTTTTGTTCAAATGCTTTTCTTTGGCGTCTTTGGGAGCGTCTTTTTCCCAGAACGGTTTATCAGCCATTGCTCTGTTCTCCATATAGGCTAAGCCCACTATGCTTTTGAACGTATTCAGCCGCCTCCGGCGCGCCCTGTGATGCCAAAAGATAGATACGGGCAAATTCCAAATATTCAGGATTATCCCTGAAAAGTCCAAGACCCTTATTGCATTTATTGCAGAGAAGTCCCCGAACCACGTTTGTTTTGTGGTCATGGTCTACAACAAGGTCAGCTTCTTCGCCGCAAATAGTGCATTCAAAAGTGCTGTTAAGCATATCTTTAAGCACATAATCTGGGATCATTTCGCGGTATTTCCCGCGCCTAGTTTCAGATTTATAAGCACTACGGCATGCCCTGCACCAACTATCAAGGCCATTAGTTTTTTTATTGTGTAACGGGAAAAACTCTGAAGTTTCTGGCTTTTCCTGCCTGCAGCGGGTGCATTTTAACATTTTACATCCCACTTTTTTAAGGCCAGATTAATGCGACTATTTGGATCATGCTTTGTCTTTGCGGATGTTAACTTTTCTTTCATACCGCACATACGGCTACGGAAATTCTCCCGACGCTGTGCCGAAGCATCACTTTTCTTAGCCTGTTCACGGCTTACAGGTGGCTTAAGATTATGCCCTTCCGCTTTAGCAGAAGCGCGACCCTTTGCATTAAGCCCACCCTCTGGGTTTTTGCCTTCAGAACGTTGCCACGCAGGAGATTTAGCCATGTTTAACCCTCTAGAAAAAACGGGGGGCCTAAGCCCCCCGCCGTTCGACCCGTTAAGAGCAATTAGCCCTTGAAGCCGGGACGGGGAGTTCCGGCAGCTGCCGAAGAGAACACGCCGCCGCCCGACTTGCGGGGCTTACGGCCAGCGTGGGCCTTGGACATAAGGCCAGCAGCCTTGCCCATGCTCTTCTTGGCGCGACCGCCCTTTTTAAAACCATCCGTGTCCGAATGGGCTTCGTGTGCAACGTTACTATCGCCGCCAGCGTAAGCCTTGGTCACCTTGGTGTCTTTTACAGTCTTACCCTTCATAGGAGCCTCCTAATGGCTTACGCAGTTAGATTTTCAGCCTGAACGTAGTATACGGTTACAACACCGTCACCAGCGCCCGTATTAGCGGAAAGAGCATAGATCAGCACATCGCTTGTGCCAACATCAATCCACTTAGCGGTACGGGTAGCATCCGTTCCCGGCGTAAGTTTTGTAAGACCAATGTTTGTCAACGCGCCAGCCGAAACAAGCTGGTTTGCAGCCGCAGTTGTTCCGATGCTGATTGTGTCTGCAGCACCATCCCAAGCAACAGTGGCCAGAACGTCAATGCCGACGATATGGCTGTTAGCCGGAATACAAATGCCTGTAGTAGCAGCCGTAGATGTGCCAGCCTGCGTGACTGCAGCTGATTGCGCCATAACGACAGAACCAACGTTCTTCACGGAACCAGCTGTTGTGCCAGTCGTGTTAAGAACGTTACCCGCCTTAACGGGACCAGTAAAAGTAGTAGTACCCATTGGGTCCTCCTGCACGATTTGATCATACTGTCTGTGCAGAGTCAGCCGGGGCTGTCAGTATGATCGGAACACCCGGAACGTTAAATAAGGGCGGCTCCTAATTAAAGGAAACCGCCCTTACTTTAATTAGGTCGGGAACGATCCGTAGATCGAACGCCAGTTGTAGTAGCCGAACGAATAACGTTCGTAGCCCTTCACCAACAGGTTGTCTGTTACGAAGTCGACCTGCATATCCGATTCAAACTTGACGCGCTCCATGTAGGAGAGGCCGTCAATGTTTGTAAGCAGGAACCATGTAGCAGCTGCTGTCAGGTAGTCGTTGACGATGTAGCCTTCAGGAAGACCACCAGCGGTCATCATGATCGCGTTGACATCGTTGTCTGCAGTACCCGGACGAAGTTCCGTCTTAGTAAGACGGATAGCAACTGGTTCAAGCTGCGGCGGGATAACCAACTTACGGCCACGGGCGAAGATCTTCAGGCCAGCGTTGTCTTTGAAGTTAGTACGGATCGCGATCATCGCGTTCAGCAACGTAGCTTCGTTAAGTTCAACATCAACCAGAGGACGGTTCGCAATCGTGCCACCATCAATCGGGTGGTCCACAGCGCAGAGAGCCTTGCCGTCACCACCAATCGACGCATTGTAGGTCGTGGCAGAGTTCAGCACGTTCGCGCCATAGATTTCCTTTGTCTGTTGAAATGATTCAATCAGACCAAGGTTCGACGGCATGAACTGGGTCTTGTAGAGGTTATCGTCGATAGCCTTACGGGTGATCGCGTAACCAAGAGCAATTTCAGTATGCTCCTGATTGTACACAAAACGTTCACCAGCTGCGTTATCGAATGCAGTCTGACCACCTTCGGTCTTCAGCTGCGCAAGGCCAAGGAAACGCATGTCAGCCGTGCGTTCAAGGGCCATTTTCGATTCGTGCTTCGTGAAGATCTTGTCGTACTGTGACGGGATCTGTTCGTATTTGCCTTCAATTCCACGTAGACCGGGAAGGAGAAGGTCTTTAATGGCGGAAAGATTAACGGCCATTGGTCACTACTCCTTAGATACCAGTCAGAGACTTCGTGGCAACGTTGTTGAACGCGACAATGATACGATTGTACGCGCCAGCTTCGGTGCCCGGCGACCCCGGAGGAGCCGTCAGAAGTCCGACAATGCGGAAAGGAAGGGTTGCAGTGGCGGCAGCGCCAGTTGCATAAGCGCCAGAAATACCAGTGTTGGTATTGCCTGTGCCGATTGCGTAGCCGATGTTCAGGTTCACATCGGCAGCAACGATGCCAGTGCTGTCCGACTGGACAACAAACTTGGCATTCGGATCGTTGATGATGTAACCTTCGACGGTGTTGCCAGAAGCAACGTCCGAACCCGGCCAGTAGTTCGACCAAACGGTGCGCTTCTGCGAAACCGAAAGGTACTTGCAGCCGACAAAGATGCCAGCAACGCCGGGGTTTCCGGTTGTGCCGTCACCCTGAACAACTTGACCATTTGCGTCTGGTTCTACGGGGTCACCGTAGTAGATTGCCGAAGCATTGTAAGCAATGGCAACGGGGATCTGTTCGTAAGTCGGAGCAGAGCCGTTACCCTGATACTGCTGGAAACCGAAAGGCGTATTAGCATTCGCCATGACGGGTTCTCCTTTTTCAGGAGGTCCATCATCGCACGCCGGGGCGATTAAGAACCGGGAAAAGTTTATACCTCCACACCGGGGGAGGCGGTTGCCTATTTGGCTAATGCAATATTTATCACATAGCTATGCAATAAAAAAGGGGGTGCGTTTAACACCCCCTTTAATTAAGCGTGACTTAAATTCAGTCTTTCGGGATCGGGATTGGTTCGTATCCCTTTTTGATCGAAGGACGCGCCTGTGCGTGATCGCGCGTAAGCGTTCCGTCTGGCGTGCCAGCAATCTGCGCTTCTTTATCACGAACCTGATTGACTGCCTTGCGACGTTCAATTGCGCGTGCTTCTTCAACCAACTCCAAAGGACGCTCCATAAGGATCATGCCTTTGCGTTCGATTGTTTCACCGCGCCAATCACGGGGCATCATTTCAGGATGGCGTGTAAGCGGCACTGGTTCCCAACCCATACGATACAGAGCAACGTTGTGGGACGGATCTTCCGCGCCAAGAAGCAGGCGGCGCTTCCATTCATATGACCAACCATCCGGGATCATCGAAGGATCGATGTAAAATTCATCTGTTCCTTCATCAATGCCGTTCAAATGGCCACGAATTTCGGCAGCACGTCGCTTGGCGCGCTCTGCAGGGCTTTCTTCACGCATTTCAGCACGCATAGCTGGACGTTCAATTGGTGTTTCGACCACGATTTCTTCCACTTCTACCATTTTAGGCGCTTCAAACAGCTTCGGCGGACGGCCACGCTTGCGGATTGGCTTATTTTCCATGATTTGCCTCCTTAATGTGGCAACTTGCCCTCTTTCTGAAGGGCAATTTTGTGTTTCGCATATTCTGTTTCGGTCATCCCAAGCATTTTGGCCGTATCGGCCTCTGCGCGGGTCAAACGAACAGTGTTTGAACGTGAACTTGATTCGCGATTAACGGGTGCTGACGGCGGCGCAGCTTGCCGCTGTACAGGCTTAGAGGCTGAAGACATTGGATTGTCATCCTGTTCCTTAGAACCAAGGCCCAAGCGCTGTTCAATGTACCTAAAGTACGCATCAGAATCGGCTTCAATGCCGTCATCAATAGCGTCTTCATGCGCACGGAACATCTTTTTGATCATACGTTCATCAGACAATTGCGCTTTATTGCTGCGCAGCCAGCTTGCTGAACGGGGGGTAACCGCGCCAATAATTTGATCCAGCTGCACAGAGGCAGGAGGCGGAACATTTTCAATTGGCGGGCGCTTTGGCGCGCTTTGCATTTCACGAAGGCCGTTTTCCAACTGCAAAAGCTTTGCAGAATTAGATGCCATCGTTGCTTGGATCTTTGCAGCGCGTTCGTAGTCGCCCATAGACATGGCTTCGGCGTAGTTTGATGTAAGCACATCATTGTCACGCTTAACTGTGTCGATAGCCGTGTTGACCAACTGGATGTTGGTGTCTTCTACTTCGCCGTAAGCAGCATTTGCTTGCTGTGCAGCACGACGCGCCAGTGTTTCGGCTTCGGCGCGGGCCTGACGTTCAGCTTCTAGCTGCGCCTTAAGCGTATTAATTGCATCTTCTGGAGCAATCGCATGATTCTCTGGGCTGTTTGAAGTCGTTTCCTCTGAATTAGAAACAGCTTCTCCAGTGTTTTCCTGCGTTTCGTCCACAGTGACTTCGATCTTTTCGTCTTCATCGGCCATAAGCCTCTCCTTACCAAACCTGATCTGGATCTTGGATGCGTCCCTTAACCTGCGTATCCATTAGGATGCGGCAAAGGACATTATTAACGGTGATGCTCCACCCGTCTGCAGGGCGATAAACAAGCCAATCACCTTCATTGAAGGTTTCGCCTTCAAACCATCCATCATTGTTTGGTTCAAACGCCTTTGGACCTGTTTTAAGGAGAAGACCAACCTTCGACTGATGACGATCTTCATCGACAGTACGATCAGCCAAATAAATACCAGATTTGGTTTTTTGCGGCCTGATGTAGACACCAACCAAAATCTGATTGTTAAACAATTCTAATTGCGACAAATCACCAACTTCGTTGACGATCTTGGCGCGCGGATCATTTTCGTGATCCATCTTCATAAATGGCATTATCCCCTCTCCACTCCATTCATTGCACTTTCAGCTTGTTCAATCAGCTCTAAAGCCATGCGCAAGCCATCAATCTTCCCTACTTGGTGTGTGTAAGTAGGAAAGTCAGGGGTCGCACCCCAATTTGTTAAATTTTCTTTAATTCGCTCTATGTCTTCGGCAAGAAGCTTAATCAGTTCATTGCGGAAGAACGCTTGTGAAGATAACACCTTAGACCCCCTATGGTGTCCCCCTTATGTAAGGTGGGACCGTGGCAAGAGGGGGGCTGTGCCACGGTCCCGTCCGGCATTAAAAGCCGGATTATTTTTTGCGCTTGGCGATTTCTGTCTTTTCCAAACGACCTTCGCCCGAACCAGCGCCCGCATCCATGTCCTTGTAAGAATGGTATGCCTTGCCGCCAGCCTTGCGTGCCGTGCGCCCACCTGTGGCACCCGGAACCTTGTTAGGATAACCAAGGCCAGTGAAAGCTTTTTCACCCTTCTGGTATTCGTCTTTGCGATCACGCTTGGCGATGTCCGTTTTCTGCAAACGGCCTTCACCAGATCCTGCACCAGCTTCCATGTCCTTATAGGACTTGGCTACCTTTGTAATGCGTCCGCCAGACTTACGCGCCATAGGGGGCTGTTGGGGAGCAGGCATCGGCATTGGGATAGGCATCGCCTGCGGGGCCGCAGGAGGACCGCCAGCTGGCATTGGAACAGGCACACCACCCGGAGGACGCGGCGGGCCACCCATAGGGCCGCCCGGAGGCATTGGAGGCATGCCCGGAGGCATACCATCCTGACCCGGCTGGCCTTTGCCAGTTGCAATCACAATGTTGATGTTGGTCTTGCCCTTGGCGCGACCACCAGCCTTGCGTGCCATACGGCCACCGCCGCATTTTTCAGCGGCAGGCTCTTTTGGTGCTGGCATAGCAGGCTTGATCTTAGTTTGGTTGTGCGGATCAGCCTTAAGAGCGGCAAGCTTCTTGGTTTCATTGATCATGCCGCCAGTGGCGCGCTTAGGGCGTCCACCATGCTTATAACCAGCATCCTTCAGGCTTGCATCATCGCTGTATTTTTTTGCAGCTGCACGCTTTTCAGGGCCATCCTTCGCCCCGGCGCGGCGCTCTGCAATTTCTGCACGCGACTTGCGCATAGCCCACGGGCTAAAAGTGCCTTCCATCTGGTTCAAAGCGCGATCAAGAGCAGGTTCTCTTTTGCCGTATTCTTTTTCAGCTTCTTTTTCGTCTTTTGAACCATAACCAGCACCAAGGTATTTAGTAGCGCCGCCTTTAGCACGACCGCCGCGCTTAAGGCCCTTGGTTGACTGTTGTTTGTCGTGCTTTTCATCAAGCTTCGACTTTTCCCACTTTTCCAAAGACATGCCGTGCTTTTTGGCAAGCTTCTTATCTTCAGAAAGATCTTTCTTGGAATGCTCCCATTCCATGTGGGAGATCTTGCCACCGCGCTTGGCAACAACCGTACCCGGTGCGCCGCGTGTGTTTGTAAGATCAAAAGCCTGCGACTTAGCAATATTAAGACGCGGATCACCCATAGGGCCACCGTCCATCTTTTTGGTACGGCCACCCTTCTTATAAGCTGTCTGTTCGGCTGACTTTTCAAAGGCACGGGTCTTGTCGCGCAAAACGCTTTCGGTCACGCGCGGATCTTCACCGTAGTCCGTCGCAGCCTGAACAGCGTCACGGCGCTTCAATTCGTGTTGGGTGCGTTCCCCAACACCACGACCGCCATATTCACGCTTGGTGCGCCCACCGTGTTTCTTTTCGTCCTTGTCGCCGCGCATCATGTTTGCGGCCATAACGACAGGGCTAAGAACACCAAGGATATCGGCTGCAGCGCCGCCAATCTTCTTTTTGGCGCGGCCACCTGTCTTCAGGCCACCAATGTGCTTCTTGCCTTCGCGCTCTTCGTTGGCATCTTTAACGTTACGGTTGACCTTGGCCAGAGCGATCTGCTTGGCATTAGCCGCGCCACCAGAAGCGCGGGCCTTCTTGCCAGCATGCTTCTTTGTGACTTCACCCTGAACCTTGCCGCCACTGCGATAAGCACGACGCGACACAGGGCGCATGCCAGTCTTTACATCAGCATCAAGCGGTTCTGCCTGCGTCCAAGTGGACGAATCAACGCGCTCTGATTTCTCTGAAGCAAGGCGCTTGGCCTTGTTCTTCATGGCCGTGCGGGCCTTTTTAGCTTCACCGTACATAATAGCTCCTAGCTAGTGCGGGGCGTCCCCCGGTGCAATTGCATCAGTGGAAAATACCACGTTTCACAGCTATGCAATATAGGTGCAACTGTTCGTCAAAAAGAACCTTGTTAAGGTTTAGTTGACCTCTCCACCAGTGGCCGCGCCAATGTCATTTTCATGCTGGCGGGCAGGATCAAACTTCGCGTATTCCGAACGGATCAACCGTGGATTTAAAACCGCAATTTGGTCAGGTGGGTTTTCTTTATATTCATCTTCCTGCATATTTTTAATTCGCAGCGTGTCTATGTTTTGATCTTGGGCGTGGCTAATTAATTTAGACATTGCATCGGTGTTGTAACTATGTGTTCCAGCAAAGGATGGCCAATCAACTTCTGCATGATTACCGGGATTAATTCTAACTGGAAGAATTGAAGTTTGGTGACGTTCAAACCTGTCCTTATCCCGTTCTGTCATTTTGTCGGGGTTAAATGTTGTTGTTTGCGTTAAAGCATGCGCCCAGTCATTTGCTGCTTCTGGGTTATCCCAAAAAAATATCGCTTCTTCACCGGGGTTTTCTGCATGTTCTAAAGAAAACCGCCCAGAGCTGCTAATACCTTTGGCGCGTGGGCCGCGCGTCACATGATAGCCCTTAATAGAATATCCCTGCTCTTCCGCGCGCTGGTGCGGTTCATGAACAGTGCCACCTTCTGCCATTGTTGGCGTAGGCTCTTCTGGCGCGGCAGGAGGCGTCTGGGGCGCTTGTGATTTAGCAAGCTTTGCAAGACGTGCTTCTGCTTTAGGAATGAACGCGCCATGCGCATCTTCAACGCGCTTTGCTAGGTCTTGGAATTCTTTTTCGGCAAAGAGGAGATGATAAAGTCGCCCTCTGTACCGATCCCAAGCTTTTGCAGTTCCTTTAGAGACGTCAGAGGGTAACGATGACCCTTGACCGATACGCCGTGCGTAATCTTTTGGTGTGCCTGCTTGGACGGCTTCTTTGATGAAGTCATCGTTCATCTCCTTCATAAGCTTTGTACGAAGCTTCCCGTACTCTGGCTGTGTTTGATATTCCGATTTGTAGTCATGGGCGAATAATGCAGGCTTGCCATACTTAGGTGCTAGCGTAACGTCATAGGCATCTGCAAGCGTATTGTGGTCGATCCCCTTAACGCCATCATCGGTAAATTGCGGGTTAATATCGAAAACATACCCGTTAGGATAGCTTGTGTAACTCATGCTATGCCCCAAGCGATTGATTTCGCTTGCAAATTTGCGGATATCTTCCTTTTTCATACCGTCAGTTGTCGGCACAAAAACACTGTGCCCGCGCACATATCCATCCCTTGGAACCTGATTTGGGTCTACAGGCAAAACCTGTGACGCAGCCATTGCGCCTTGGTTCAGATGTTTACCTGCAATAGCATTGAAATATTGAATTTGCTGCGGCGTCATTCCTTTAAGCGGAATTCTAATATTTGGCGACATTTCATTTTCATATGTTCCGCCATGGGTAAATGGATCATCGGCTGTAGGCTGCACAATGCGGGTGATATCTGATTTATTCGACAGATCGCCAGTGATAGCTTTCTTCAAAAGCTCCCAGCCATGCCCCTTACCGCGTGCAGAGGCGTACATGGCCGTGACAAGAGCCTTTTCATAGTCTTTTTGTGTCTTATCATCGCCTGCAGCAATGGCCTGCTTGTACAATTCATGCGCACGAAGGCCTGTTGGCGTCAATTTGGTGCCAAGTTCGACCGTAGCCTTTGGTGCTTCGCGGAATTCTTGCGTTGTACGACGCAAAGCATCAGCAAAACGTGGGTCCATCATTGCTTGGCGCGTAATTTTATCGCCATCGATGCCTTCAACACCAGCATTTTGCAATTTTCCAATAATTTTGCCCCAAACCTGATGATATGCATCACCAGATTCTGCATTTGCTTCTTTATTTCGCAAATGAACCCACGCAGGAGCCTGAAAATTCCATGATTGATAGTCAAATGGCACTTCGTGACCATGTCTTTCGTTGTACATGTCACGCAATTTGTTGAAATAGATCGCCATTGGTTCATGAAGCGACTGATTAGATGACATTACCTTGTCAGGAACGCCAAACATCTTACCAACCCACACATCATTCACCGAAATTGGAAAACGTGTAGGCACGCCGCCTGCTAATGTAAGCGTATCAGAAAATTGTCCTGTTTTATTACCCGGAAGAGCAGATGATTCCTGCCCCATTCGCGAAATAGCGCGGTTAACAGTGTCAGGTTGGGTCAAATCAACGTCAATTGGCGCGCCACGAAGGTGCTGCGACATAGCTGCAAGCGCACGTTCAAGGTTTTCATCGGGTGCTGCACGGGCAGAAGTGGCACCAACCAAATCCATCATGCGCATGAATTCCTGTCCAGACAGGTCTGGAAGGTTTTCAGCCATTTTTTCGCCCGACAATTCGTACCAGAGATGATCTTTTAAGGGCAGGCGCATAGCCTGATCCCAATCTTTTGCATGAAATGTAGGGCGAACGTTAAAATCTTTAGCCGCTTTCTTCGCTGCGGCAGAACTTTCATTAACAGCTTCATCCCAAAGTTGCTGTAATTCTTTGTCTTTAACGTTAAATCCAGCACCCGGACGGCTAAGAACTTCGTCTCCAAGGTCTGACCAGCGACCGCCACCCGGTGCGCCGGGCGTATACTGCCCTTTGTAAACACGTTTGCTTTCAGGAACGATCTTATTCAATCGCTGCGCAACAATTTGATTGCCTACGCGCGTATCAGCACGGGCGGCTGCAAGCTCTTCATCTGTAGGATCTGCAGTTGGTGGTGCAATTGGCTGGCCGCGCTTAACAAGATTAGCAACAGTTTGCGCTGATGGCTGCGCGCCAGACGTTAAAGCAAGAGCTTTGTTTACTACATCCTTTGGATCGCCACCATCTTGCATAACTTGTCTTCCTACATGCGGCATGTAATGCGTTGGGTATTGGTCTTGCAGCAAACGTCCGCCCTTGGCGCGCCCTTGAACAGCTGAACCAAGCTCTTCACCAGCGCCCATAAGGCTTTCGCCAATGTCTTGGCCCATGCCAACCATTTGTGCCGCTGCTACTGGCCGTGATAATCCGCCAGCCACAACCTGTGAAATCAGATTAGTCCGGTCTACTTTGCGGCCTACACTATTGGCCGCACGCAAGGCATCATTAACATCCATGCCTTGATCAACTAGATAGTCTAATGATTGCTGACGCATCCGGTCTTTTGTGTTGCCAATCCAATTTAAGGCATCTTGGGCATGTTGCCAGACGGATTTGTCTTTATCATCAGCCATTGTTTAGCGCCGTGTAAGCATGTGATGAATGATTTCAAGCGCTTTATGCAGCACATCGTCCTTGTTTGACTTTTTCGGTGCAGCACCACCACGCGCCATAGTAGAACTATCTACACCGCTTTCTTCACGCTGGCGGCGCATAGCCTCCATAACGCGCTGATCGGCACCTTCGCGGAAATCACCACGAATAAACCGGGTCAAAGCATTAGGACCCTGATCAGCGCTTCTTTGCACTGTCAGTTCATTTGGGCTTTGCTGCATAACAGCTGCAGCCTGTTGCGCTTGTGCTGTAGGGCTATTCTGTGCGCGCTGAATAACTTGGCGCGCTGTAGAAACGGCACCCATTGGCGGAAAGCGCTGGGCCTGCCCTTCATATGATGCTGGGCGGAAACGTTGCTCCTGACCCATCTGACGCTCTGGAAAAGGCCCAAGTTCACGGCCAGATTGATCCGGCGTTGGCGGTGTCATTGACCCGTCATTCATGCCGCCATTTGGCGCAAAATCGCTGTAGTCATACGATACGCCAACTGGCTGCTTAAACGGAATGCCGCTATCACGAAAATCATCCGGCTGTTCAGATACGCCAGATCCCATATAAGGCATCATGTCGTGATTGGGGCTGCTATCTCCAGCGCGTGTTTGATATTGCGTTTGAAGAATATTTTGCGCCATTGTTTTGGCTGCATTTGGGTCAAGAGCATAAGCACCAGCACCCCCCGCGCCAAGAACTAATGCTGGATCTACCAGATCACGAACCCGTGGTGTAATTGCTTCTGGCGTGGTTGGGCTGACACGCGGTGTAAAGCCGGGTTTCTCCCAAGGTGATGTTGGTGTTAATCGTGGCGATAATCTTTCAGCGCTAGGAGCAGCTGTCGTTTCTTTTGCAATTTGCACAGCTTCCTGTGTAGATGGCGATGATGCTACACGGGATGTGTATTCAGGCGGCGGTGGGTTGTTATAAGCGTTCGGTTCCCCGGCAGGCTTTGGTGTAACTTGCGGACGGGGCGGCATCATCTTAAGAATATCAGCATTCGTAAGGCTAACGCGCTCTGCACCTTCAGGCGGCTTTACGTCACGATTAAGCGTAAAAAGTTGGCCATCTTTTTTGTATGTAATGCGTGGCGCGTTGGGGCCAATTGGGTAAATACCTTTAGTAACCCCAGTTGAAATTTCTTTATAAGCTTTATCCCAATATGCGGCGGCTTCTTCTGGGCTTTTGAAAAACGGCTTTTGACCAGCTGCAATTCGCTCTGCATCTTTTGCCAGAGTAGACTTAAGCAAATCTAATGTGCTTTGAAGCTCTTCATTTAGAATGCTTTTTGATGCACCACGCTCTGCACCAGCTGCAGCCCCTTTAACTCCAAATCCTTTTGCGCTAGCCATTACTGACCTCCCATACCGGGAGGCATAATACCACCCTGCTGCATTTGTTGTTCTCTCTGTTCACGTTCCATGTCCTCCATGGCCGGAACTAAGAGAGGCTCTACTACCCCCACACTTTCTGGATGCACAGCAAGGTTCTGCGCAAGATCAATCATCTGCACACGTTCACGCGACAAGCGATCTTTTTTCTTTTCGTGGATCTCTTGCTGCGCAAAGTGAATGTCGGCCTGTGCGCGCATAGCGTCTGCCTGCGCCTTCATCATGTCTATCTGGCCGCGTTGCTGCACTTCCTGACCCTTGATCTGGGCAGACATAAGAGCGGCCTGTGCCTTCTGTTGATCCGTCTGGATCTTGGCTTGGATCTGTTGCAGTTCTGGCGGCGGTGCAGCCTGTGCATCCTTCGGTGCCAAGAACTGTTCTGGATTGCTCCAGCCCATAGCCTTCAAAGCAGCCGTATCGATGGCGATTGGATCGTACATCGATGGGTTAGCTTGCTGAAGCTGCTTCAAGCCCATGATCTTCATCATGCGCTGGGTCTGGCTAGCAGTATTGGGGTCGGCCTGTGGGACCAATTCACAGTCGTTTAGCGCGCCAAGGAATGTCTGTTCGTTCCATTCGGTTGTAGGCCGCTTCAGGCGGTTCCAGAAGCTCTCCGGGTTTTCCCGGAAGGTACGTACTAGAAGCTTGAATTCATCAGCCTGTGCCGAATGCATGCGCTTGTGGACGCTATTCAGGACCTTGGTGGCCTGATCAATCATGGCCAGTGTGGTCCCCACTGGCGCGTCTGCGCGGCCTTCACCAACCTGCATTTCGCTGGTGCCGCCTACCCGCATACCCGTCTGTGCCATGTTTTCAACAAGTGTCATCAGGGCTGAAGACGGGTCCTTGTATGGCAGAGCCATAACCGCCTGATTGATCGGCATGCCGCCTGTCTTCACCACTTGCCCACCACCCGGTGGAATTCGGAAGATGTTTGTGTTTTGGCGCGCGCCTGTTTCTGCCATTAGGAAGCCGGGGAAGTTTGCGTACATCCCTGCGTCTAGCATTTCGCGCCATGCAGCTGTCACCGCGTTGGTTGTGTTGCCAAGTATATGCAACAAGCCAATGTCGTAAAAGCCCATGCCGGGAACAAACGAATATTTGACAAAGTTTTGCCGCGCTTCGGGCAACTCTGCCGTATCTTCGTCGTAATTGCGCACAATCGACAGAATTTCTTTTGTCGATACGTCGATGGTGACGCGGTACGGGATCTCTAGTCCCGATTCTTTGCCTTTGTATTTGTGTTCAAACCCTGCGATATCCAATTCGCAATAGCATTCATAGATTTCACGGTCGCGGTCTTCAGGGTTGTATGTCTCTGGCGCGATGCCTTGCTGATCATTCTGTGCGCGTTGCACTGAATCCAAATCAGGCGTCTTAGGCACACCCAAATCAACATCACGATACACGCCCAAGATCTGCAGACGTTTTACCGTCGATGGACGCATGTAAACGCGATGCGTGATTCGCTTTGCAGTCGAAAGATCAGTAGCTGCGTTATTGACGATCAAGTCATCAGCATCAACGCTTTCGCTAACAGGGCGATTACGTAGCGGGCAGAAGTAAACCTTCTTAAACGCTGTGCCGCCAAAACCCAGCATCAACAGCATGCGGTCAGTGTCTGGGTAATACTCTGTGGCTACGCTGGTCAGGTAATGGTTTAGATCCTTCTCCAACGCTGTGGCTGTGAAGTCATGCTCTACCGTGGTGCCAACAGCATCGTTGCGGATCTTGACCGGGCCATCAGTGGGCAACAGCTCTGAACGTGCATTGGCCTGAAAGCGCAGGCAGGCCTCCAGCAAAAGCGGATGGCGAACCTTGGACATGCCTTCGACAGGAGCGCCGTCAGACGCGCCTGCAAGGCCGGGGATTTCAATCTTAAGACCAAGCAGCTTAATGCCCTGCGCACGGTCTTCGATCCATTCCTTGCGGCTGTCGATATCGTCCTGAATGCCTTTCATCAGTTCGTCAGCGACACGCTGCAGTTCGCCTTCATCGATATCTTCGACAAGGTTCGCAAACCATGTTCTGGCGCGCTCTGCTTCTGACTTCTCTGTTATAGGCTTACCATCAAGAGAAATACTGACAGAGCCATCAGGATGTTCAATGCGTAAGATATTGCCGCTATCGTCAGTTTCATAACCGGGCTTGCCTTCTTCGATCTCTACTTGCACATCGCCCGTATCAGCAATTGACGGCTCTTCCGCGCCAAGAAGGCGAAGGTTTTGTGGAACAAGGCCCGGTGTTGGCATAGTCAATCCTTTGATCCGAAAAGCTTCTCCATCTCTTCAACAAATAGACGGATGCCCTCTTGTGCGGCGATATTATCATCTTTCGCGTCTATTTTGTAGAACCGCGTGTAATCGTATGGTGACCGCCCCCAAACCTCCACGCGGAACGTGCCGGGGTGGTTCTTTTCAGGCAGGATCACAGGATCAACAAAGGCATTACAAAGCACGCGCTGCATGGCTTCACCGTTAAGTGTTACTTAATTGCCGCTTCTTTGCTTGCCGCTCTTCATAATGAAGTATGCGGTGGCAATTGGCACATAACGCATCGCACTTTGCGATTTCTTTTTCAATACGTTCCCATGATTGGGACATCATAAGGCTTATTTCCATGTCCTTTTCTGCAGGGTCCCTATGATGAAACTCTATGACCCTGTGGTCTTTCAGGCCGCAATCACGACACGATAGCTTGGCGCGCAGTTCATCAACGCGACGCCTGTTTTCATTTCTGTTTATATTGTTTTTCTCTGCCCAGCATTTAATGCAGATGTAACGCCTGTATAAGACACCCTTAACGGTGCCTGCATTGGCAAATTCATCAAAGCACTTTTCTTCGCCGCACTTCTTACAAGTACGCATTTCCATGCATTACACCGCGTATAGGGGCTGTGGTGCTGATCCAATGTGTTCGCGTTGCTGATCCAAGTCAGCTGTGAATTCCGCGCCACGCACCAGCATGCCTGTTTCACGCAAGAAGCGTAAACCCATGCTTACCGTATCGACCAGATCGTCGTGCTTTGCTTTTGGAAAGGCTGCGCATTGCGTGATGACCTCTTCAGCCCACCCACGGTCTGGCGCGTAGATCAAACCTTCAGCAAACAGATGCTGCACCGAATAAAGACGGGCTACCTTGTCCTGCCCCTTTGGATCGACAAGCTGCACAGCGAAGTCTTCGATATTAAACAAGCGCCGCAACTCCTGCGCAACGCTGTGACCAGCTGCTTTGTTTTCAATCAGAAGCTTATCGACCTTGCAGTCTTTCATTGTTTGCTGCACGCGCTTCACAAGGTCATGCAATTCAAGCCTGTCCTGCCATGCATGCAACAAAATAATCTTTGGATGCTCTTCAGTGTAAGTGCGGCTTAACTCTACAAGCGATGTGCTGCCATCACGTCCCATCTGGCGCGTGACCTGCGCCGTGCCATCGCCGCCAGAGAACACGCCCCATACCGTCATGGCCGACATGTCGTTCTCCTGCTTTGTCGTGTATGCCGTATCCAATGCAGCCACAACGTAATCGGCACCCGGTAGCATGTCGTGTTCCCACAGCTGCCACCATTCGCGCTTTAGGATACCCCCGCCTTTGGGTTCCGGCCTTTGCTGTAGCTGCCCTGCAGCCGTCCATGGCCCCATCTGCCGTTCAAGTAGCGCGACTTCACGTTCTCCAAAGCGTTCGGGCCAAAGAAGCGCACCTTCACGCTTCTCCAACTCCAGTGCCGCTTCAAAATCACGCGCGTGGCGCGCACCGTCCTCTGCAACGACAACAAGCGGATCACCTTCTGCATCTAGCCCTCTTGGGTCATTCCAGCCAATGCTGGTGTAGCTATGGCGCGCCCATTCATAGCGCATAGGCAAACACAAATGCGTCCAATCACCGACATCTTTTTCTAGGATGTATCCCGTCATGTCTTGCTCTGACAGGCGCTGTTGAATGATCACGAACGCGCCATGCTTTGGATCGTTCAGACGGGTGCTTAAAGCATTGTCCCACCATTCAATCGTTTCTTGGATCTTCGCTTCCGAATTCGCTTCCTGCGCATTGTTCGGATCGTCAACCACAATGATGTTGCCACCTTCACCCGTAAGCGCCGAACCCACTGACGTTGCAAGGCGCGATCCGTTGCGTGTCGTGTCGAAGCGGGTTTTAGTGTTCTGGTCATCCGTCAGCTTGTATCGATCACCCCACATGCTTTGATAAAGCGGGCTTTCGATCACGCGGCGGCACGCTGTCGAATCACGCAGCGCTAGATCACGGCCATACGATGCAAACAGGAACTGAACGCCGGGGCCTGATGTTGGGCTGTCATACGGCTGCGCCCATGTCCACGCAGGGAAGGCCACAGAACAAAGCGACGACTTAGCGCAACGCGGTGGGATGTTGATGATCAAGCGCTTAATGTCGCCGTCTACAACCGCCTGCAGATGCTCTGCAATGGCTTCGATGGGCCATCCCGGTGTGAATGGCGCGGCTGATAGATATTGCCAGTGCTGTTGCAGGAAATAGTACAGGCTGTCTTCGCAGTCTGCGCGTTCAAGGTTCTTTAACGTTTCAGGCCCGTTTAGTCTGCCGTCTTCAGTATCAACGTAGAACGTCATCTGACATCAATCCTTATGCAGGCAGATGTAGCGTTCACCGAATTGGTCTTCGCAGCATTGCAGCATCACACGCTTCTTGGCCTTCACATCACCAATGAAGACAAGATCACCATCTGGCTCTTCATATGCATAGCCAAACGGTTCATCGCATTCAGGACGCCTTAACCAGCCATACGTCCAGTGCCAGCCAACACTAATCTGTTTGTCTGTTCTCTGATCGTTGTTTGGCACGCTGCTTCTTCCAGAAATGACGTTTGATCCATTTACGAACGCCGGGTCGTTGCATGAAGCCGTATACCCGCTTCCACGCACTGAACGCATCCATCTCTCCCCCATTAAGCTTTCCCTTCGTTCCCATCATCGATGCGTCTCCCGCGCCATGTGGCATTCGCGCGGATATTATTCAACACAATCGACCTTCACACCAGCCTCTAGAAACATCATCGCGGCATTCTGAAAGCTGTCAGCCCAACGCGGCACTTCATCGCTTGCCTTGTAAACGACACGTTTGATGCCTGCCTGCACAATGATTGCAGCGCAATTAGCGCACGGATGCAGTGGCGACACGTAGAGCGTGCATCCCGTTAGATCACGCCGTGCAGTGATGATTGCATTTACCTCTGCGTGGATCGTTCGCATAAGCTTAACGTGGCGGTCTTCATACAATGCCTGCGCATCATTGCATCCGCGCGGGAAGCCATTGTAGCCCATCGACACAATGGTCCTATCTGGCGCGACAATGCACGCACCGACCTTTGTGCTTGGATCTTTCGACCTCTGCGCAATTTCATCGCACAGGTTAAGGAACGTCTTGTCCCACGCGATCAATGCGCAATCACCCAGTATGCGAAAAGGCTGATGCCTAGGATTGTCGCTATCTCTACAAACGTCATGGCCTTACTCTTCACTGCCAATGCCAGAACACGCACGGATGGCGCGCAGCATATCCCAAGCGCTGACTATGAACTCTTCGCCAACGTCTGTGATGATCTTTACGCGCGTGTGTTCAAGCGCACGGCCCGGAACGTTCTCTACTATGATTGCTTTTTCGCCATCCCATTCGCTGACAATGGCGCGGATATTTATTGCTTTGTCTCTTCCATCTAAATCAAACATTCTTGCTCTCCTCTTTAGCTTCGCTCTTAATCCCATCGCGCAACAAAGACGTAAAGCCGACCTCTACGATGGTGCGCAATGCATTACCTCCCAACGTCAATTCAAACGTAGCGCTGCCGTCTTCATGCTCTGTCACTTCACCGACTGCGATGTAATCGTCTGCAGTCAGGTGGCCAATCTCTATCGATGGTACATCGCTCTGACACGCGCCAGCTTTCTTGCACTCCCATTCATCGCACTGCTTAAACGGGTCTTTGCAAATGATGTCAGACATCTGTGATGATCCGCTTCTCTTCACGCACATGTGATCCCTGCTTTGCCATCGCCGCACGCACGTCTTCCGGTGTTGTCTCTGGCGGCAGGAGAGACATCAACGTCATGCACATCTTGTTAAGGTAGATTAAATCTTCGCGCATCTCTTGGATAAGCTGAATTGCGTCTTCAAGCGGTTCGTATTGATAGCCGTTCTCTTGCAAGATATCTGCACGATCTTGCAACTGCTCCAACAGCGTCATGCCTTCTGTAAGCATCACTCTTTCTCCCCAAGCGCGGCAAGGGCTGTTCCAGTCAAATCCCATTCAGAAATCTTTTGCAGCGCTTCACGCAGTCGCTCTATTTCGTCGGCGGCATTGGCTAGGGCTACGCTTTGTGGATCATCTTGCCCAGATGCTAAGAACCGCAGCCGTTCAACAATGTCAGTCATATCTATTCCCCCGCTTCAGGTGCGCGCGGCAACGGCATCCAATACTTAACAGTCTCTGCGAATGGTAAGCCATGGCTAAACCAAACGTCATCCTCTTTCTTGCCTACAGTAATTCGGTGGCCATCGCTGATAAGCACATTCACATTGATTGGTGCTGTCTCTTCGTAATTCCAAAACACAAACGCAGGGCGAACCATACGACGCACAAAGTCGCGGTCCTCTTCCGTTAACGGGATGTCTTGCGATATTTCCATTGCTATTCCCCCTTAATACGCGCCAAGAGCGCATGCGCCTCCTGCATTACCGCAGCATCACGCTCTTCGTCTAAGCAGGACAACATGCGCCCCACCAATCCGACAAGCCTTTTCTGATCATCGACCATGTCTTTGTATTCGCGAATAGGTAGGCCATTGAACGACAAGGTAGCCTTAACAGGTTCAGTCGGGCTTAACTCTACGCCCCATTTTACGAAGGCCATCACTTGATCCCCAATGCTGTCTTGGCGCGTGTCTGTGCTTTGTAGCCGTACTCTTCACCAGTAAGATCACGCAGCGCCTGTTCGTATCGCTCTGCACGCGCGTATGTAAGCGCAATGTCCAAAGCTTCCGTCATACCGCGTTCGATATATTCGTCTCTTTTAGCGTTTAGTTCACGCGATGCTTTAATAAACGCCTCTATCTCTTCGACGTTGATTAAGTCATGCTTAATTTGTTTCATGTGAAACAACCTCTTCAATCGCGCCAACAGAAAACAAAGTTTCAGTCGCCAGTTCCGCAGCTGTCGTGTCAGTCGAAAACTCCCTGATATCAAACAGTGTATCAACACATGTTTCATATCTCTTACGAAGCCAGAACACATAACCAAACAGATCTTTGGGTTCGATCTGCAGGCGCTCCAACGTTTCCTTAACAGCGTTAAGATAGGCTTCATCATCAGTCATCATCGCCTCCTTCAACAGCGCGCTTCGCAGCCAAAAGCGCAAGCTTCAGGCTTTGCCGATATTCAGGATCAAGTTCTCTTGCGTTGATTGTGATCGAACGCGCATCAATCAATGGCGCGCCTGTATTATTCAACTCTGTAACTTTCACATCGCGATACGTTTCGGGGAACCTGTTTTTCATATTGAAAATCCATGTGGTCGAATTAAAGCCATCAATCATCCCCAATGCTGACACTTGTCCGAAGTTTTCCCACCACACTTTGGACAATTGTGTGGCTTCTTTTATGGCTTCGGAAAAGTCGGCATGCTTTTCGGACCAATCGTAAAGGGTATCTAAATGCACACCGATTGCAGAAGCCATTTTGTCTTTTGATCCACCTAGTCTTCCCACCTCTATGATTGCTTCTAGCATCCATGTTGGATCGTATTTTGTTGGTCTTCCCATCTTAGGTTTGGGAGCAGCGAATATTCTGGCTACTGCGTGGTTCTTTATAGCTTCTTCAAAGCTAATGACGTTTGACGCGCCAGCTGCAACAGCGACAACATCTTTTCCGCCTTCCACTTCTTCCAGCGCTTTGCGGAATTTAGCGGCGTTTCTGCGTGTTGGTTTCTTATCGTCTGACATTCATTCCCCCAAGAATAAGCCCGGCTTACCGGGGATGGAGGCCGGGACCGGGCCTTGCCGGGTTAACCGAACCCCGGATACTGAATGTACCACAACATGGGACATTGTAGAACAAAAGGGGAACAGACCCCCCTAGACCCAAAACGGGCCACATGCCGTTTATCCGGGCAAGATATGGGGTTCACATGCCCACTGGGCATGTTAAAGTCCCCTTATCAAATAACACCGAAACAGGAGATACTGATATGCCTGCCATCACCGCCAAGATCATCAAGGGCGTCCCGCATTTCACGGTTGTCCCGTTTGCCACCAAAAACAAAGGCACGGAAACGGTGACCCTGAACGCCGTCGAAGACGACAACCGCGCCCGTTCAGTGGTCCTTAAATTCGTCAATGTCCAGTCCGAACAAGCCGCCCGCGATATCGCTGCAAACCTTGGCTGGATCGTTTCGTAAAAGGTCGAAACGGGGGCAATCCCGTCCACCCGTAAGGCGGGTGCTGATGATGACCCTGATAGAAGGAATATCGATATGAACCGCGAAGCTTTTCTCCCCTCCTCCACTGGCACCCGCAAGGTGATCCTTTCCAAGGTTCGCCGGGGCCTTCG